GCGTCTCGAAGTTCGGCAGCACCGCGGTGCCGTTGTCGTCGACGATCGGCGCGACACCCAAAGCCGGAAAGAAGCAGGGCCCGACACGAGCGAGCCGGTTCGTGCCTTTGATCCCGGCCCAGACCCGTTCCATCCCGATCGTGCCGGCGGAGCCGAACATCGATAGCGCCGGCAGGTTCGTGAACTTGAACCACTGCCGCTTGTTCAGGTCGCAGACGAGCGTCACGTTGACGTTGTCGGTGCGGACGATCGAGATCACGTAGTAGTCGAGGAAGACCGCGGCCGAGATCGTCAGCTTGTTCTGGTAGAGCGGACGCCAGAAGTAGCTGATCGAGCCCTGCGAGGCGAGGTTGCGGATCGCGGAGCCGTCGGTCATGTGGACGCCGTGCTCGTCCGCGAACAGGACGTTCTCGTTCCAGTAGCAGATCGTCTTCGGCTCCGTCGTGCCGGCGCGACCAAAGAGCGACTCGAGGTTCAGGTCGGCCTGGGTGAAGCCGGTGTGCGGCGGCACCGTGCCCCTGATCCGCTCGATCGAGCCGGGGTGGAAGACGAGGATCATCGAGCGCAGCACCGCCAGGCCGGTGATCTTGCCGGAGGTGCGCACGAACGAGTTCACGTCCCAGGCTGCGGTCGCGTCATTCGGCGGCGAGAACCAGACGGTGTCCTCGGAGCCGGTCGCGCCGCCGGCGATCACGTAGGCCTTCCAGACCGCGCCCACCCGCGCCTTCGGCGCGTTCGCGCCAGCGCCCACGTTCGCGGAGGGCGTGACGATCGAGGGCGGGACGTTGCCGTAGGTGTCAAACCAGGCCGTCTGGTCGAAGAGCTGCACCGGGTTCTGGCCCGCCGCCGGCACCGTGCCTCTCGAGGTCAGCCCATAGGGCGAGTCGGGGGCAACCTGGTAGAGGTTGCCGGCCGCGGTCGAGGCGAGGATCTGCTCGCCGGCCGTGAACGGAGCGAGGATGCCGGCGACGAAGTCTGACGAGGCGGCGGCCGAGCCCCAGAGCCAAGCGCCCCGCCCCGTCAGTTGGGTGTCGATCAGGGTTGGTACGAAGTCGTTGATGTCCCAGAGGTAGCCGCGGGACATGTTGTCGCGTGGCATGTCGCGCGCGAAGGCGCGGGCACCCTGGAGGACGGAAACCGGCGCAGCCATCAGGTGTAGGCCCCACTGCCCGACACCGAGGGGAGCTGGACGCGCCGGCCGGGTGCCCGCGCTGTGCCGCGCTTGTTGACGAGCGCGCGGATCTGGGCGAGCCGACCGCTACGGCCGTCCTGGCCCTCATAGAGGACCCGGTAGTACTCGCCGTTCTGGGCGAGGCTGTCGTCTGCGTAGTCCGCGAGCTTCCACAAGGCGTAGGTGACGATCGCGTCGTGGTACTCGTCGGGGACCGCGCCGCAGTCCTCGAAGCCTGGTGTCTGCGCGTCATCTGTCATCTGCTGCGGACGCAGCACGCCCCAGACCTGGATCTCGCCGTCTGCGTCCGGAGTCGGCTGGATCAGCAACACGTCGGAGCGCACCAAGGTGAACGAGGGGGAGAGCACCTGACCCCTGCGGGCTCGAGGGCGCGCGCCGTTCTCCACGTCGACGAGCGCGAGGATCGAGTGGTCGAGCGTGTACTCGTCCTGGTTCGCGCGCGTGCGCAGATCGACGCAGCGGACCGTGCAGCGGGTGCGCGCCAGCAGATCGATCGTGCCGAAGTAGAGCTGGTCGTTGATCATCTGCGTCTCGTTGTACGAGGTCTGGTCCTGCAGCCCGAGCCAGCGAGAGACGTTGTCGACCATCTGTTTACGCGTCACTTGTCCTCCTTCGGCCAGAGCACCTTCGTGTCATGGTCGAGCTCGATCTCCTCGAAGCGCTCGCGCTCGACAAAGAAGCCGTAGCGTGAGATGCCGACATCCCGGTTGCGGCGAAGCAGCGCAACCAAGAACAGCACGCCGACGACCACGAGCGCGAGCGCGGCGAGGCTATAGCCGTTGAAGCTCAGCCCTTCAAGCACGTGGCGATCTGGGTCGGCCCCTGGCCCTGCACGATGATCACGAGCGCGCTGAACGTGTAGCCCGACGGACAGCTCTCGGCCCCCGGCGAGCCGGGATCGCCCTTCGGGCCCGCTGGCCCCGCCGGACCTGCCGGCCCCTGCGGCCCCGTGTTGGTCGGGATGCTGAGCGTGACCGTCTGGGTCGGCTGTTGCGAGCCGATCCCGAGCGCCTTCGTGGCAAGGAAGCCGGCGCTCCCGGCGAGCACGATCGCGACCCCGAGCAGCCAGAAGCTCTTAGCGAACCTGATGATCCTGCTCACGGGCGATCCTGACCCCCTCGTGCAACGCCTTGTCGATCTCGTCGATCCGCTTCTGGCAGTCGTCGTCGGCGCGGCGCTTCTGCCTGCGGACGTACCAGGCGGCGCTCAGCACCGAGCCGATCCCAGAGAAGAAGGCTCCGAGCGCGGCAAGCTGGTCCGTTGACACATCACTCTGCGACTCTTATGAATTTCGTCGCCTGACCGTTCACGTCGCGCTGCCGGCGCATCACTTCACCCCCGTTGCTGTCGTTCCCCACCGCAGTGTTGCCTTCTATGGCATTGAACGTGTGACCGCCTGTCCACTCCTCGAAGAAACCGATGTGGTCGTACTCGCCGTTCCACTGCCAGTCGTAGCAGACGAGATCGCCGGCCTTCGGGCTCGAGGTGACGCTCAGCCCGAAGCGGCCGTTGTAGGCGTCGGAGACAACGTACGGGACGTAGCTGTAGCGCGACTGGTTGCGGTCGAACGTGCTCGAGCCGGGACCGCCGGAGGAGTCGTAAGACCACGTGCAGAACATCGCGCACCACGGCCCGACCATCCCATACCACTGCGTGTACTTGCACTGGTTCGAGCCGGCCGGCGACTCCTTCGTGCCGAGCTCCCCGATCGCGCGCTCGAGCGCCTGCTGCCGCTTCGTCTTCTGCGACGGCGGCGGCTCGTGCACATCGTCGTAGGCCGCGTTGATCAGGTTGACGGCGACCGAGTCCATCGCCATTTCGCCCGCGTGCGTTCTGCCCTGCGGCACCTTGACCGAGCGGAGGAAGTTGAACGTCTTCTCGCCGAGGTTGCCGGTGATGTCGAGCGTCCCCGACCACTTCTGTAGCCCCTCGATACCGGCGTGATCCTGGTCGTTCCAACCATCGCCGTGGGCGAAGCGGTTCGAGTAGGAGTCGTCCCAGCCGTCCGGGTCCCACGGCCACGCGCCGATCCGGGCAGCTGTGCGCTTCAGCGCCAGCACGAAGTCCGAGTCGGGGCTTGGTCCTTTCGGGCTGTCCGGCGGATACAAACTTCCTGGGAACCCGCGCACGACCACCATCGGGCCCCCACGCGGCGGCGAACTATTCCAAGCCATCTATCACTCCTCGAGGTTGCAGCGCGGGACCCGACCCCCTGTAGGCAGATCCCGCGCCACAGCTAGGACGACTTGGCGGAGCTCGAGCTCGCCGTCGTTGCCGCCGTCTGCTTCTCCGCGGCCTTCTCGGCGTCCGCGGCAGCCTTCGCCTCTTCAGTCGCGACCTTGTGCTCGTTCTCTGCGACGGCGGCGAGCTCCTCGTCGCGCGCGTCGTTACGCTCGTCATGGAGCTTCTGCTCCTCCTCAGGCAGCGTCTCGACGCCGTCGATGCCCGACAGGTCGGGCGAGACGTACCCGGCGGCCGGATGCCCGGTCGGGAGCGTCAGCTTGCGCTCCCCCTTCTCCTGTGTGCTGCGTGCCATCCATCCTCCTTTGGTTATGTCACCTTCAACAGTTTCAGCATTAGGCGGCGCTGTAGATCGGGATCTTGTACCAGTTGCCGTCGATGTTGATCCGCAGGCTTTCGGCTGGAGCGCCCCAACTGGCGGAACCCCACAGTTTCACGTCGAGCAGAACGTTTCGCCCTTCAGTCGTTGACCTGAACCCGCCTGCCTGCATCTCTCCGTCTGTCGTCACGCGGCCTGCAGTACCGCGGTAGAGATGCGTGTCGTACGCGTTGCTGAAGTACAGATGGCCGTTCGAGTGCAGCATGATCTGGTTTGCCGTACCGTTGTTTGCGACCACAGCGGCCCCCACGACGACCTGGCCGTTGGTGAGGAGCGAGGCAGCGCCGTTGCGTTGGATGTAGGTATCGCCCGCCGAGCCGAAGTAAATGCCTGCGTTCCCACCTGGGGTCGAGATGGCTACTTGCCCAGCCGCGTTACCGGGCCGCACGGTGATGTCGCCCCCGGTCTGGAGCGCACCATCTGTCTTCAGCGTGCCCGCCGCCGACCGGTACAGGTTCGTGTCCGCCGCCGAGCCGAACCTCAGACCAGCCTCGTTGGACGGCCCCTGGTTACCGACGGCCACCTGGCCCGCCGCACCAAGCCGCGCAAGAAGATCGGCGACAACATTTAGGGTGCCGTCCGTCTTCAGCTGGCCCGCCGCCGACCGGTACAGGTTCGTGTCGCCCGCCCACTTGATCTGCTGCGCAGCGACAAGCTGGTCGACGCCAGGGACGGTGGCGAGCGCGTTCTCGATCACGTCCATGTGCGCCTTGTCGACCGGCGTCGAATTGTTGACCCAGACCTGCTGCGTGTACGTCATGAGCACCCCGCTGGTTCGAGATCGAAGTCGTAGACGGGCGGCTGCGGGTGGATGTAGCGGTTCTCGCCGCCGCAGATCACGCCTGGGTTGCCGCAGATCGTCAGCGGCACCTGGACGGTGGGACTCGGGTAGCCACAGATCGGCATGTCGTGCGTGCCGAGGCAGAGGATCTCGTCGAGGTAGAGCGGCTCCTCTGACGGCAGCGCATCGATGTAGGTGATCGCGCCCGCGAGCAGCGCCTGCCCGCAGAGGAACTCGTTCAGGATCGTCGGGTTAACGTCGGTGAGGCAGTCGAGTGGGCCGAGGTCTTCGTCGACACAAGGCAGGTCTTCGATGTAGACGATGTAGGCGTCGATCAGTCCGAACGCCTGCGCGCTCGGGACACCAGGGACGACGAAGCGCTGGGCCGCGCTGGGTGTGCTGAACTGCTGCGCGCTCGGAACACCGGGGATCGAAACGAGGTAGGCAGCCTTGATGACACCGAACGCCTGCGCCGAGGGAACGCCGGGGATCGCCTTCGTGAAGCCGGAGCGGGTGACGATCGCGCCGAATGCCTGCGCCGAGCCGACGCCTAGCAGGGGGACGCGGTAGGTCGCGAGAACCGTGACGGTGCCGAACTGCTGCGCCGATGGGACGCCGCCGATTGCGACGGTGCGGACGGTCTTGACCGTAATCGTCCCGAACGCCTGCGCGCTCGGAACGCCGCCGGTCGGCTTCGCGACAGTCGTCTTCGGCGTGATCGTGCCGAAGGCTTGAGCCGACGGGACGCCACCGATACTCCTGACGAGGACGCTCTTCAGCGTGAAAAGGCCGAACGCTTGCGCGCTCGAGACGCCGCCGATCGAGCGGCTGACGGCCGTCCTGATCGTGATCGCGCCGAACGCCTGCGCCGAGGGGACGTAGCCTGGCCCGAACTGGAGCGCCGCCTTGATCGTCCCGAACGCCTGCGCCGACGGGACGCCGGAGATGCTCCTCGTCTGCGCCGTCGTGACGACCGGCGTGATCGTGCCGAACAGCGTCCCCGCGAGACCGCCAGTGACGTGGCCGTCGCCGGAGGTGACCTGCCCGCAGAGCGAGGTGTGCGGCCGGTAGACGGCCGGGAGACGCGCGTAGTTCTCGGCCGTCTCCCCGGCGACCCTCCCGTTCAGGAGGAACTTGTTGAGGATCGCGACGACGGTCGCCACGGTCTACCTAGAGCTTGGCGATGAACGGGTTCGTGTTCTGAAACTGCAGCGTGATGTCGCCGCCGTTCGGCGTCACTGTCCAGCCGTCGATGTACCAGAGCAAAGGCGACGTGCCGGCGACGCCCGTGTCCTTGAAGAACGCGACACAGTCGATGGCAGCACCGGAAGGGACAGCGGTGAACGTCGCGTCCGCGGCGTCGAAGCAGCCGGGGTCAGCGCCGGCACCGTTCGCCGTCTTGGTGCCGAGCGTCACATCGGTGACAATCGCAGCGGGCAACGAGCTTGCGAACTGGTGCGCCTGCGAGATCGTGTAGGCCGACGTGCGCATCAGGCGACACTTGACCGTCGTACCGCCAGCAGTGAGGTCGCCGATGGTCGCCTTCAGCGCCTCCTGCAGGAAGAAGTTGTAGTGCTGGCTAGCCACCGAGGTTCACCACCTGATGCTCGCCCTCGATCTCCGCTCGTTCACTGGAGTCGTAGTCGCGCGACAGCTGCCCGTCGGCGTAGCCCTTGAGGATGAACAGGTCGGCCAGCTCGTCGGGGAGCTCGATCTCCGTGCCCGCGACATGCTCGTCAACCGAGTTGATCATTTGAACCACGGTCATCGTTTTCCCTCCTCGGCCTTGGCGGCCTCCTCGTGGACACGCTCGCGTTCCTCTGCCAGGTCGAAGCCCCGGTAGACGCGCTCGACGCCGCCGTACTCCTTGGCGAAGTAGGCGGCCTGCTCGCGGCGGACGTAGAAGCCGCAGACGTGGCAGCGCTCCGGCCAGGAACGCTCGAACGGCTCCATGCACTTCATGCAGACGAAGCCGGCCCGCAGCCGGTCAACGTCGTCGGCGTTCAGGATCAGCTTGGCTGCGCCGAGCACGCGGCCGTCCGGGAGCCAGATCCCCTCCTCGTGCCCAGGGTCGATCTCGATCGGCACGACGGGCCGCCGCCAGCGCTCAGTCACGCCGCCCGCCTAACCGACGATCTCTTCGGCCAGTTCGGCGGGGCCCGGCGAGCGCTCGTCCTCGATCATCTGCTCGAGCGCCTCGATCACCTCGACCCGGTCCTGGCTCTGGCGCTCGTAGGCGAGTACCTCCTCGAGCTGGTAGCCGTCGTCGACGAGCTTCTGCATCAGGTCGACGAGCGAGCCCTCGAACTCGTCGTAGCGCGGCCACGGCGGTGAGAGCTTCACTTCCGGTACCGCCATTAGGTCGTTCGGGTAGTCCGCCGCCAGCTCCTGGAGCTCCTCCTCGACCATGCGGCGCTCCTCGTCCGACCACTGGTTGTCGATCTGCGCCTGGATCGTGTCGAAGGCACCGATCCGGTAGTCGGGGGCGACGGTCGTCACCTCGTCCCGCTCCTGGTAGGAGCCGTTGAAGCTCCAGTGCGCGACCGCGAGCTCGCGTTCGGCCGGCAGCAGGTGGCCTTCGTGGAACTGCGCGACCAGTGGCGTCTGGATCACCTTCGAGACACCGCTCGCGTAGTACTCGGTCAGGTCGCGGCGGACCATCGTGCCGTAGCGGCCGAACCTCGAGATGAACCTCATCCCTCTCCTTTGGTTAGTTGTGGGGGCTGGGGAGTCGTCGTACCCAGCCCCCACTTCTCTGGCTTACGGTGGTGCCGTAACTCCGTAGAGGATCCCGTGCGCGCGCTCGTGCACGACCTCGAACGAGGCCTCGCGCAGATACTCGGCGCTGTAGGAATCGCGGCCCTTCGGCTGCTGTTCGGTCAGGAGCTTCGTGTCGCGGTCACGCAGTGGCCGCTGCTGCACGTACTCCATGTCGACCAGGAAGCCGTAGGTGCCGTAGCCCTTGTTGGCGGTCGGGAACTCCGACCACTCCTTCTTGACGACCACGGGGACGCGGTAGCCGTAGGCACCGGAGATGAACGCGTCCACATGCACACCGTGGACGTTCTCCGGGGTCGGCTGCCACTGCGAGCCCATGCCGGAGCGGTTCCACTGCGCCATGTTGAGCGCGACCAACGGTGCGCAGAAGAACACCTTGTCGGTCGAACCGTTCGCCATCACGTCCATCAGGAACGTGTCGAAGAAGGTCGGCGTCAGCGGGCCGTTCGCATCCCGCTTGACCGTCTGGATGTACTCGATCATGCCGCCGCAGGTGCCCTGCGGTTCGGTGTTCGTGGCCGAGGAGGCGATGAAGGAGCGAGCCCCGTAGAAAAGGATCGCCTCCCACTTCCGCTTGTGCTCGCGCGCCTTGCGCTTCGCTTCCTTGGCCGGCTCGCGTCCACCGGTCTTCTCGATCGCCGTGTCCGTGGCTGTGAACGTCCACGGGGTGCGGGTGATCTGGGTGAAGTTGTAGCCGAGCACGCGCTGCAAGTAGCGCGCGTTCGGCAGGTCGGAGCCCTGCGGCTCCGCGTCGGCAACGACGAGGTACTGGTCGCCGGCGTTCGTCGCGGCGGCTGCGATCGAGCCGATCCCGCGTGCGACGACGAGCGCGTCGGTCGTGACCGAGACGATCCGCAACGCCTCGCCTGAGCGCATGTTGCGGATCAGGTCGTTGGCGGCGACGATCTTGCCCTGGCCCGAGTTGAGGTTCAGCGCTGTCGAGCCGGAGGTCTGTGCGTCCCCGGTCACGAGCCGCGGGAAGTCCTCCTCCTCGAGCCAGTTGACTTTCTCTCGTGTTGCCACCTGCGAGGGCGTCTTGTCGGTCATCGTCGAGAACTGGGTCGCATCCGGCTTCAAAGCCCGGATGCGGTCGTCCATGTCGATGACCTTCTCGCCCTCGGCTGTCGTGGCGGCGGACGGCCCGAGCTGCTCCTCGGTGCCGACCATCCCCTGAATAACGGTGCCAGCCATCTGGCTGTCCTCCCTGCATGACGAAGTGACGGTTGTCGCTTCGGCTGCGGGGTGTCTCTCGAGGGAGGCCCGTGCCTACGGCCGAGCGAACTCGGTGTCCAAGTCCTCCAGCGTGAGTCCCGGCATCAGCGTTCGGTTCGGCCGGGGTGTCTCCGTGGTCTTGGGCGAGCTCGTCGCGGATGATACTGCGGCGTTTCGGCGTGCGCCATCCGCGGAGGCGCGCGCCTGCTTCTTGATCTCCTGCCGCTGCCCTTCGATCGAGGCGCTCGCGTCGCGCGTCATCTGGAACAGCGTCACGATCCCGTGCATGGCGGTGTCGGCGTTCGACGACTTCGCCTCCAGCACGACCGGGTGGTTGGGGCCGAGCTGCTCCGCGACCCGCGCCATCTGCGGGTACCAGGCGGCGAGCTCCGGGCTCTGCTCGGCGAGCGCGTCGAGCACCTGGTCGGTCGAGGCCTCGACCGCCGGCGGCGGCTGGTAGAGCTGCGCCTCGCGCATGTCGATGTACTGGCCGGCCCGGCCCGCCTCGAACGGGTTCTCGCGCGCCCACTCGCGGCAGACGGCGCGCGCCAGCTCAAACTGATTCTCCCCGAGGGCCTGACGGACGTAGGCAGCGGGGTTGACGGAGCCAGCTGCCTGCTCCGCCCATTCGCGCTGCGCGTCGTTCAAGGGGGGGGCGCCGGAGAGCGACTGCGCCTCGAGCATCGCCTGCTCGAGCTCTGAGTTGCGCTGACGGATCGCGGCGAGCTCCGAGCCCTGGCGACCGAAGGCGCGGGCCAGTTCGGCCGCGCCTTTCAGTCCCTTCTCCACGTCGCCCTGGTACTTGGCGAGGAAGGCCTGGATCTCCGGATCCTCGAAGGCGGTAACAGTGGTGCCTTCGTCGGGCTCCTCCTCTTCCTCCTCGGCCTCCTCCTCCTCGGCGGGCTCCTCGGCCGGCTCCTCTTCGGCCGGCTCGTCGGCGGGGAGCTCCTCTTCGGCGGGCTCTTCGACGGGCTCTTCCTCCGGCGGCGGCAGGATCTCCTCCTGCGTCTGTGCGACCGGGGTCTCCTCGTCGTCGTCCCAGGCGCTCAGGATCGCCTCTGTCACCTGTTGGCTGTCAGCCACTCGCTGCTTCCTCCTCTTCGTCTGTCTGGCGCAGGTACTCCCTCAGTCGGCCTTCGGCTAGGACCGGTGTTTTCATCGCAGTACGCATGCCGCGGATGACGCCGCGGTAGTAGGCCTGCAGCTCGAGCGAGATCCCCTGATCGGTCATCGCCGCACCGAAAACGACTCTTCTCACCTCGTCGATCGACTCGCGCATCGCCGCCTCGTAGACGGGCCAGGACGGGTGCTGGGCGAGCGCAGTCAGCTCGCCGCGGCGCAAGAGCAGAGCTCTGCGCTCCTCGGCGCTGATGATCCGCTTCGGCCTAGCCACCCGGCGTGCCTCCGCCGCCGGCGTTCGCCGGACCGCCGGCCATGCTCATCAACCTGCTCATCGAGGCCTGCGGCGAGAGGCTCACGTTGTTCGAGGGCGAGGTCGGGCCGGCGGCCAAGGCGGGGTTGGTGACGCCGTTCGCACCCTGCTGGGGCTGCTGTGGTCCCTGCTGTCCGGGTTGCTGCTGTCCGGGCTGGATCGCCGGCGCGGTCTGCGGCGGCAGGAAGTAGCGCTCCTTGTCGAGTACGTCGTAGGCGTCCAGGAGCTTCTCCATGTAGGCCTTCAGGTTCAGTGGCGCTCCGGACTGGGCGAAGATCGGCTGCACCTGCGCCGCGATCTGCACCAGGGCCTGTGCTTCTGCTCTTCGCTCCTGGCGGTTCAGCGAGTCGGAGGTGACATCGATGATCACGTCGTAGTCGCCCTGCACCTGCTCCGGCGTGATCCGCCGGTAGGCGTTCGCGCCCTCACGGCCGACGATCTTGACGACGCGCTCCTCGCGCAGGAACTGCTGGTAGAGGAGCAGAAACTGTTTGCCGAGCTCCGCGTAGGCCCACAGGTAGTGCTGCTTTCTGGCCTGGATCAGGCGCTGCGCGATCGTCGTGATGATCGAGACGCCGGTCGCCGTCTGCTGATCGATCGTCTGCGAGTTCGCGCCGGAGGCCATCGGCAGCCCGCCCATGATGTTCTGCAGGTCGCCCTTCAGGAGCGCCTCGGTCTGGAGCGTGATATTCGCGACGGTCGGGTCGATCGGCAGCGTCGAGACCTGGCCGGGATCCTCGACGAACCACTGCTCGTTCGGTGCCCAGACGAACGCCTCCGGGTCGTCCACGTCGCTTCTGATCAGCGTGATCACGTTCGCGAGCATCCGGACCACGTCAAGTCTTTGGTTCTGAACCGTCCAGAGCATCTCCTGCAGCTGCGCCAGCGCCTCGACGACGGAGATGCCGGGGATCGAGAAGGCGTCCGGCATCGAGGAGCAGACGGTGAACGGGATCCGTCCGTTCCAGAGCGGGTTCTCCCTGTCCTTCAGGACGACCTTGCGCGCCCCGACCGTGATCACCCGCTCCGGCGTCCAGTACTCCAAGACCTCGATCAGGTTGCGGGTGCGGTCGATGCCCCTGAGGCGCATCTCGCGCTTCGTGATGTCGCTCGAGGTCGCCGTCGACTTGGTGCCGCCCTGCGCGTCCTTCAGCTCCGAGACGTTCTGGTAGTCGTAGAAGCCGTCCTTCGACTTCCGCTTCAAGGAGTCGAAGCTCTCCCAGGTGCGGTGGATCAGATACTCGGCGTTGTCGGGCTTCGTTGCCTCGGGCGGCCAGAAGAAGTCCCTGACATCGACGACTTCGCAGCAGGCGTCATCCCAGATCAGTTCCGGTTCCTCCGAGGTCTGCTCGTTGTAGACGGTGACCGAGTCGTAGGCCTGCCCGAACTGGTCCGCGATCACGAGCGAGTGCGAGGCGAGCTTCGTGACCGTGCGCTTCTCGGAGCGCCAGTAGCTCTTCAGCACCGAGAGGCCGGCGATCAGGTCCTGCTGCATGAAGTCGCGCTGCTTGGTCGCGAAGCGGTCGCGCTCGAGCGCGTAGCGGAGCGTGTCCGCGAGCGCGTCCATCGAGTGGACACGGTCGAGCACCTCCTGGATCGTCTCCTCCGGGCGCGGCCGTGGCTGCACGTTGAAGCGCGGTGATGGCTCGAGCATCGTCGCCAGCATCCCCTCGCAGGTCTGCAGCACGTACGGCGTCGTCACCTCGGAGCGCCACTCGTCGTCGGCGGCCTTGACCGAGTCCTCGACGAGCCCGCGGTACGCGTTGTAGCGCTTCTCGATCTTCGTGACGAGGTCGTCGTGGTAGTCGGTCTCGCAGCGCTGAACCGCGTTGACAACCAGCTCGAGCGCCGAGGAGACCTTCTCGGTCGTGTACGGAACTGTCTCGGCCACCTAGCCTCCGAGCCCCGGCAGCCCCGGGGCTCCCTGCAGCGCCCGCGACAGGCTCTTCGCGTCGCCGGCCTGGGCCGACTTCTGGTTTGCCGCCTTCAGCTTCAGCACCTGCTGCAGCGCCTGTCCGGCCCCGGCCCGGTCGATCTGATCGGGGTCCATTTGGATGAAGGCGTGCAGCGCCGCCTCGGCCACATCCAGGGCCTCGATCGAGTTCTGGAACAGGCTGGTCACGTCACCGCCGCCCTCCGCGCCCTGGTCGGGAGGCGGGCCGGCGTCGAGGTTCTGCGGTGGCGGGCCGCCTGGGCCGCCGAGATCGGGCGGGCCTCCGCCGCCGCCGCCCTGTAGTGCCTGCGCGAGCATCGAGCTCATCCGAACCCTCCTTCGATGTGAAAACCGGTCTCGTGTAGACGCCGCCAGTTGTCGTTCAGCAGCTTGTCCTGCCTCGAGGCGAGCACGCAGACGTGCGACTCGGCGTAGCGGAGCACCCTTCTCGCGTCATGCTCGATCCGCTCGATGTCCTCGCGGCGCTGACGCTCACGCAGCCAGCGAAGCTCGAGCTCCCAGTTCGTCTGCTCAACCTGGCGGCGAGTGCGCTGCTGCATCGTCCACAACTGCGCGTCCTCGGCAGTGTGGAGCGCCGCGGCGAGCTTCGCGTCCGTCCAGCGCTCCATCGCCGCGTCGATGACACGCTGGACTCGCGCGCGCTCGAGCCGCTCTAGGCTACCCGCCGCTTCTCCCACGCGTACCTCGCCAGCGGCGCGTCGACTCGTTCATGCATGTCTGGCAGATGCGCTGGCGAGCGTTTCGTCCCGAATAAGGATGACCACGCGGGCACGTTTTCCTTTCGGCGGCATGGATCCGAACATGCTGAGCCGAAGAAACGACTAGAAGATGGTCGGACCGAACGCAGCGCTTGTTCTTGCAGAGATGGTGACGATGTTCGCCGGGAGACAAGTGACCGAGCAACCAAGGGATCGCTTGGACGGTCGCTCGCCCATCCCAGAACATCGGGTAGCCGTAGGTATTGCAACCAGCTACCCACTCCCAGCACCCCTCGCTCTTGCTGACCTTGCTCCAGAACCGCTCCTCGACGGTCACGCAACCCTCCGCTTTTCCCAGGCGTACTGGTGACGAGACTTGGCTGGCCGCGACTCATGCCGATGGCGGTTGGGATGGTGGCCCAGTTGGCGGTACATCTCCAATGCGAGCCCGAACGCCATCACGCGGTCGTCGTTCGAACCCTCCTGGGCTCTCGGACTGGGAAGAGTCTTCTGGCGCACAAAGGTTCTGCACTCCATGATCAAGGTCCGGGTCAGCTCCGGGATCGTGCGCTCGCGGATCGCTTGCTCGATCTGGTTGATCACCTGCGGCCTCGTCTTCTGGTTCATCGGGAAGCCGTAGTTCTTCAACTGGTGCATGTCGCTTCTGTCCGCGATCGCGTGCCGGTACAGCTTCGGGTAGTGCGGCCGGCCCTTGCGGCCGTCGCGCAAACTGATGATCACCGGCTCGCCGTAGCCGCCGCCCATTTCGACCGCGATCCGAGCTCCGCCGTACCACTTGCCGAGGTAGTGCAGCTGCTCCGCGTACTCGTCGGCGTCGAGCTTGCCGTACAGCTCCGCGACGAGCGCCATCGAGGTCAGGTCGATCACGTAGGCGCAGGAGTAGTCGAAGCCGCGGCCGGTCGCTACGTCAGCGCCGATCGCGTAGTCGTGCGACGGGTCGGGGCGCGCGTAGAGGCGGATGCAGCCCTTCGACTCGTAGTGGATCTTCGCCTTCGAGCCCGACTCGTTGACGACGAAGCGGAGCCGCTTGTCTTCTGCGAGCACCGCGTGCTCCGCGTACCAGCCGAGCGCTTCGAGGTCGAACCAGCACTCGCCGGTGTTGATGAACGCGTCGTCGGGTGTGCGCGGAAACTGCTCTGCGCGGTCGGCGGCCGGCAGCGCGCGCGCGTTCTTCGCGTACCAGTCTTCGTCTCGGTCCGGGTGCAGAGACCAGGGCAGGAACTGAGTCTCGATCCCGTAGCTCTCCGCGTTGACGTACAGGTGGTGAAAGAAGTTACCCTCACCGGTTTGTTCATTCGAGACTCCGTTGGCTGTCGAGATGACGATGATCTGCCCGCCGTTGTCAGCGGTTGGGAATGTCGCCTTCCACGACTCGCGTGCATACTCGTGTCGGGCGTATTCGTCGAGGAGGACGATGGTGGCGGTCTCGCCGTGGCCGGCCCGCCGAGTGGAGGGCAGGCCGACCACGCTTGAGATCCTTCCGTCAGGGAAGGTCAGCTCGATCAGCGTCGTCGGACGCGCGTCGCGCGACGGCTTGGTGATCTTCGCCTCGTACTGCAGATGCTCCGGCAGCGAGACGAACATGTCGAAGATCCGGTTGACGACCTTGATCGCCTCGTCCTCGTTGATCGAGACGACGAGGGCCCGTGTCCCCGGCATCGTCAAGAGCTTCCAGAGCGCGTAGCCAGCAGCGAGCCAGGTGATGCCGATCTGCCTCGCCTTCAGCACCAAGGAGAGCGGGTACTTGATCCACTCGTCGAGCACGTCGCGCTGCCAGAACCAGCCAGCTGCCTCGTCGTTCAAGGTGAACGTGAAGCGCTCGCCTGTCTTCGGGTCGACGCACTGGACGTGGTCGAGCAGCCCACCGGGATGACGCAGCGCCTCGGCGCGCTCGTTCAAGCGGCGCGCGTACTCCTTCCTGAGCGCGGCGACGACCTCCGGGTCGGCCTCGAGCGTTGTCACGGACCTCCTCTGAAGAAGATGGGGCGGGCGCTGTGCGCACGCCCGCCCCGTGCATCGAGTTGGGGTTGGCCCTCAACTCGCACCCCAGTTGTCGCGGCAGGCTAGCTCTCGACGCATCACCCCCGCTTGTCGTTGGACGCCGCAGTCCTCAGCAGTTCGGCCACGCGTCGTAGGTGACGGCGAGCGCGGCTCGGTCCTGAACCCATTCGGGAGCCCAGGCCGGGTCGCGGCCCTTCCACGCCCGCGGCGCGAAAGCGTTCCATGTCCACTGGTCGAACTGCCACTTGCCGCGGTAGATGCCGCGGTAGCCGATGGCGTGGATGTTGCCGCTCGACTCGCAGTAGGCGTCTGCGAAGCGGATGTGCGTGACACCCGCGTAATCGGCCTGCGCGACTGCGGCGCAAGCGAAGAAGACGACGATGGATGCGAGGACGAACCTCACGGGCTACCTCCTGGGTCGCTTACGTGTCCCGCCGTAAGACGGGATGCACGTTGCTGCGACTACGGAGTGACCCGTCTCGCTATGGCGTGGTTACTTCTGGCTTGATCGCGAAGGCGTAGCCCCGCCCGATGTTGGAGCGCGCTTCGCAAGGATGCTTCGAGAACGGCTGCCCGCAGACGGAGCAGCGCCAGTGCTTCAATTGCTTCGGCTTGACCCCGGGCGCGTGGACGACGCGCAGGTCGCAGTTCACTTCTTCTTGCGCCTCTTCGAGCGGGACTGCCCGCTCTGCGAGAGAGCTATCGCGACCGCCTGCTTACGACTCGTCACCTTCGGGCCGTGCTTCGACCCCGAGTGCAGCGTGCCGTGCTTGAACTCGCTCATGACGGTGTGAACCTTCGCCTGCTTCGCTTTCTTCGTTGTCGGGGTGCGCCTGGGCATTCGCTCCTCCTAGCTCTGCTCGCACGCTCGCGAGCCACTCGTCGTACTGCTCCGGTGTGTAGAGCGCCTGCGGCTCCGACAGCTGCTCGCCGACGATGTTGCCGTCGGGGTCGCGCTCGATCACGACGGCGCGGACGATCACCTTCAGTAGCTCCAGCATCAGGCCGTCTTCGCCTCGACGGTCTCAAGGCGGGTGGCGAGATGCTGCACCGTCGCCAAGAGCGCCGTCGTCAGCTTGTAGAGATCAACCATGTCGTGCGTCGTCTCGGCATCGACGACGCCCCGGTTGACCACTTCGACCGGAAGCTCGTCGCTCATCAGGCCGAGATGCTTCTCGCCCGTGTCGTCGCGCTCATAGCGGTAGATCCCCGCCTTTAGCAAAGTCTCATGCCAGTAGGGATGGACTTCCTCGACCTCGGCCTTCGTGCTCCGGTCGGACTGGACGCTGAACGAGGCCGCGTTGATGTTGCCCCAGGCGCTGTTCCAGTAGACGTTGACGTTGTTGTTCTGACCGATTGGCTGGTAGATCGCCGACCCGACGCTGCCCCAGCCGAAGAAGATGCCCGCCTGGTTGTTGCCGAAGATGTCGCCGATGCCGACGTTCGACGCCTGCCCGTACCTGGCGTTCACGCCCTGGTTCGCCGTGATCGACCCGCTGGCAGTGAAGTTCGCGTTCGTGAACAGCGCGTAGCTGCCGGTTCTCTGCAGCTGGGCGTCGCTGCCGTTGATGTTGAGGACGCCGTTCACTTGTAGCGCGCCTGCAGCAGCACGAGTGATCGATATGTCAATGCCCGTGCCGCCTCCCGGCCCCCAGTAGATCCCCCCGTCCCGATCGACGGCCAAGACCGGCTGCGCATCCCCCGTCGTCCGCATCCCCTGGATCAGATGGCCGGGGTTCGTCGTGCCGTCCACCTTCAAACCAGGGTTGTAGCTGGGGCCGCCGACCACGACCAGATTCCCGTCCGTCCTCAAGGTGCTCGCCGCCGACCGGTACAGAGTCGTGTCGAAAGCAGCCCCGGTGCCCCAGTTCAGCTTGCCGCTCGCGTCCATGTAGAAGCGCGGCTGTGTCTCGCTCCCGAACACACCGACGCCGAACGCGGTCGCCGTACCGGAAGCGCGTTTGACATAGAGGCTCGAATCGGTTTGCAGGATTCCCGCCCCGCCCCGATACAGGTTCGTGTCGCCCCCCAGGACGATCTGCCCCGAGGCGTTCAGCCCGACGTAGCCACTCGCCACGTCCTTCTCGATCTTCTGCTGCAGCGCGTTCATGTGGATGGCGTCGAGCGGGGTGACGCCGTCCGTGTAGATGCTCGACATCTAGCTGATCCAGCTCTCGCCGAAGAGCACCAGGCCCCAGAGCGCAATCGCGATCAAGGCCAGCATGATGTCCCCGAAGGTGAGCGTGATTCGCATCGAACCCCTCCTTCAACGCCGAAGGCCCGCCTGAGCGGGCCTCCAACGGTCAGAACCCAGACCGCGGCGGGATGCTAGATGCCCGAAACACCAGCTGTACCGTCGCGAACAGGACTCGTGTCGACAAGGCTAGCAGGGACGTGGTTAACTTCGGGGTTGCGTCATCATTCGGTGCCCCGAACGATCCGCCTCAACCAGAGAAGAAAGGAACCCCCTGATGCCCGAAGCAGTAGGACTGAAGCCGCACCGCGAGCTGCAGCGGCGCTTGAAGCGTGGCTACAGACTCGTCCAGGCCCCCGGTGGGCACTACCAGATCAAGGACTTTGGCGGCAAGGCGGTCAGGTCGAACGGCCGCGTCATCTCGCTGCCGGCGACACCGGCGAAAGGCCAGTTCAACAAGCGGACGATGCTCGAGCTCGAGCAGGCGGGCGTGCTGCGCTCGTTGGACGAGCATCGAGCGCGCAAGCAGAAGCCGCCAGCGGACACGACCTCGGCGCGAGAGCTGAACGCCGAGCGTGACCGCGCCCGTCAGGCGGAGGTCGACGAGCTGAACAAACGCTTAACCGAGGCGTTGAAGCCGGTCGGCGGCATCGAGCAGCCGGGGATGAGCGCGGATGTGGCCGCGATCGGCGGCCTGCTGGCCGACGAGGAGAGCTCGCGGCTGACCGCGAACCTGTTGCAGGCGAACCTGTTCCGGGTCGAGCACCATCAGCCGATCACGTCCGAGTACGCGGACATCTGGACTGAGCTCTGCGAGCGCCTCGAGCAGGCCGAGTCGACCTCGGACGAGTTCTTCTCGCTGCTGCGGAAGGCGAAGGGTCTGCCCGATCTCACCCAGGTGATGCGGCTCCAGAACATCGACGGGGACTGGCCGTTTCACAACGAGCTGATCCCCTTGGAGCAGTTGTTCGTCGACCACTCCTACCAGCGCCCGCAGCTCTGGCCGGAGATCCGCAAGATGGCGATGATGTTCGACCCGACCCTGGTCGGCAACCTGGACGTGTCGCACCGGTCGAACGGCACGAACGCGATCATGGACGGCCAGCAGCGCTTCGAGGCGATGAGGAGAGTCGGCAAGACCGCCTGCTGGTGCTCCGTCTACACGGGCCTCGACCTGCCGGCGGAAGCGAACTTCTTCATCGACAAGAACACGAAACGCAAGAGCGTGCAGCCGTACTGGACGTTCCGAGCCAGAATCACGGCCGGCAACGAGCGTGCGATCGAGCTCGAGAAGACGGTTGCCAGACACGGCTACCGGGTCGTCTCGAACAGCGGCGAAGGACACGACGACCGCAACATCTCGGCCGTCGCGGCGCTCGAGGCGGCGCAGAAGCGCGGCATGCTGACCCCGACGCTGAAGGCGCTGCGCGGCGGCTTCGGGCTCGAGGGCGGCACCAACGGCGGCCTGATCCGCGGCCTGAGTGTTTTCTTCCACGATCTCCCCGACGCCGAGGTGGAGCGCGTCAGGGGGCTGATCGAGAAGCGGGGCCCGAACTGGTTCGTGCTGCGCGCACGCGAAACCTCGCGCGGCTACGGCGGCATCGACAAAGCGACCCTACGAGTCCTATTCGACGAGTACAACCGCGGCCTGCCGCGGGCCGACAAGCTCCGGCTCCCGTAGCTCCAATGACAAGGCGGGAAGCAGAGGCCGTCAACGTCGTCCTGGACTTCGTCTTCACGACACCGAAGAACTGGGACCCGGCGGCGCTCGCGAGCGCGTTCACGCTGCTCGCTCGAGCTGCGCACACGAAACTGGGCAACGGCTGGTCGCCGCAGCGGATCGAGGAGGAGACGGCGACGTGAACTTACGGGGCCGTGAACTCGAAGTAGAGCGTCTCCGAAACCTCGCCGTCCGCGTTCCGGACCTGCACCGCGCACTTCTCGCCGGGAACGCCGCTGTAGTCGACACGGGCGGAGACGCTCGTCGAGTCGTTGAAGGTCGTCACCTGGCGCACATCGTCGAACAGAATCTCCGCGCCGTCCTCGAAACCGCTGCCGGTGCAGGTCAGCACCTGCAGCATGCCGAGCGATGCGTCCTGCGAGGCCGGGTTGATCGAGACGAGGCTCGGACCCGGCGAGGAGGGTGTCTGCGCCTGCGCCGTCCTGCCGATCTGGGCGGTGACCGTCCCGGTCGCCTGCTCCTTGACGTAGAGCGTCCCCTTGATCAGACCGACCGCGCCGGCGACAAGCACGCAGGCGTCCGACTCATTCGCGGCCCCGCCGATCGCCGTCCCGTCCTCCGTCTCGATCACGAACGGATGCTGGGTCGACTCGTGCTTGATCGGGTCGAGCGGCTCGCTCATCTGGCCTCCTGTCCTATATGTACATATCTATGGGCATCGTGATCGCCGTCGTCGTCGGTCTCGTCGTCGGAGCCGCCTTGGTCCGCCTCGGCTACATCCAGGGCCGCCGGCACGAGCGCCGCCGCTGGAAGCGGCGCGGCCACTCGATCTGGGACCAGGAACGGCGATGAGCGGAAGTACTGATAAGGCCGGAAAGGATGCGTTGCTCGCGCAAGCCCGCGAGCAGTTCGACCGTGCTGTCCCGCCCTACGCCGGACTAGGGCGCGAGTGCTGCCCCTGGTGCGGAGCGACCGATCACGGCCCTGAGCATGAGTGCCCGCACCTGCCTGAGTACGACGAGCGAGACGCACATGGCTGGTGAAACGAAACATAAGGCCGGTTATGTCTCACCGCCAAGGCCACCGCAGGGCATCCGCTGCCCACGCTGCGGCTATGTCGAAGTTCGCACGGACGGCGGCTGCACGAACTGTGGGAAGCCGAAGCGATGACGCACGATAAGGCCCCTTCTGGTGCGTCGGAGTCGAACCCCAGTAAACGGTCGGCTGACTTCCCGTGTCCGCGCTGCGGCTCCGAGGAGTGGGAGTACATCGACTACGGCGGCTGCTCCGAGTGCCGTCCTTACGAAGAGCGCGAGCAGGAGGACGACGAGTGAACCAGCCGGAGCCTAACCCCAGAAAGACTCCGCTAGGCGAGCGAGTCGTCAGCGTCGTCCGCTTGCCCGATGGGCGCTGGGCGGCTCGGAACGAGCGCAACACGTCAGACCTGACACGCGACGACCTGGCGCAGATAGTCGAGGCGTTCAAGCTCTGGGGTGCGCTGCTCTGGGATCGAGCGAATGCCCGATAAGGCCGGTTATGAGTTGCGGGTGACCGCTGCCGAAAGGCTCGCCGGTCAGGGCAACTACTTCGGCGCGTTCAACCTCATATCGCTCGAACTGATGGACGCGAAGGATGAGATCAACCGCCTTCGCTCAGAGTTGATCGCGGCCAGAGATGAGTATCAGAGGGCGCTGTGGGATCGCGATGACGAAATCGAAAGGCTGAAAGGTGACGCACGGTAAGGCCGATTACCGCGCCGCCGACTGGCCGCACGGCCTTCGTTGCGCCGACTGCAACCGGAAGTTCGTCGAGGGGCAGCCGATCAGCGAACGGCTCGACAGCTTCATCGGCGACACGCCGGTCGTGGTCCTTGTCTGCGTCGGCTGCGCGATCGGGAAGAGCTCGTGAAACGCGTCATCCACGGCGTCATGACGATCACGCACACCGAAACGTTCTGCGGGCGCAGATGGCGGCACGAACCGAACCTGTACGTCGAAACGAAGTGGGAGCGCGTCAGCTGCAAGCAATGCCTCCCCAAGATCACCGACGAAGAGAACCAACTGCTCGAGCTCGAGCGCGTGCTCGAGCGACTCGGCCTCGACGGATGATCACTGGCCGCAGGTCTTGCAGAACTCACCTTCACGGTGATGCATCCACCTGGGACACAGCTTCTCCACCGGTGTCACCGCGTGCGACATGTTGCCTTTGCCGTTGTCGGCGAGCTCCGTCATCACACGCTCCGCGACCGTGACCGGCGCGCTCACGACGACGAGCGCAAGCTCCCGCTCGAGCAACGTGCGCACCCACGGCGAACCACCCTGCGCTTTCACCGCCGCGTGCAGCTCATCACTCAAACGCACCGTCAACACCGGCATCTAGGCAGTTGACCTCCCCGAAACGAAACTACGCGCGCGAACACGACCGTGTCGTTGCTGCGCTCGACGAAGCGTGGCGGCGCATGCAACCAGACAAACAAAACCTTTTGCATTATCTCGACCAGGAGCAGCTGCGGATCAAGCTCGAGCATCTGCGCGCGCAGCCGAACCACCGCCAGCAGAACGAACAAGAGCTCCGCACCGAACAGCAACAGCACCTGCTCGCGGAACGCGAGCGGCGCTGGGCGCAACAAACATCGACGCTCGTGCGCAACTACTATGTCCGCGACGACACGTGGATCAGCGAAGTCCGCGCCCTGTGCATCGAAGCCGGCGTGCACAACCCCACACCGGAACGCTACGCAGAACCGCTACCAACAAGACTCGTCGACGCGTACGCCGAACACAGCGGACTTCTGCGCAGCGACGCGCAGCGCGCACTCGACGAAGCCCTCGACCAGGACCCCGAAGAATGGGAGTACCGCCACGCACCCCTACGCGGACAATGGTGGCTCGGCAAATGGTTCCCAGAACTCCGCCAACCACTCAGCGAAGAAGGCATCAGCCGCTGGTGAACCCGAGCCCGAGGCCCCAGCCGGCTGCGGCCAACCGGACCAGAACACCCGTCGCGAAACAGGCCCCGTGAGGAGTTTCACAGGCCCGGGCTCAGGGCCTTAAAACGAGCCGCCACAGCTCGAGCAGCGGCGACCGACATAGTGCAGATCCACGTCGATGCAGCCACGGTCAAACGGCCGCTCAGGCTCCGTTGCCGTCTGACCCAACCCCTCGAGCTTCGGCTCCAGCGCCACCACGACCTCCTCCGCGACCAGCCGCGCGATCTCCCGCGTCGACCTACCCCTGATCTCAGCCTGGATCGCGCGCCGCGTGAACTCACTCACCGTGACGCCCGCGGCCCTCGCCGCGTCCCGCAGCTCCGCCAGCGTCCCCAGCGGCAACCGCAACTGCAGCCTGCCTGTACTGCTCTCGTACTCCACCCTGTGCGGCAAGCGTACACCCAGAGAGTGTGCGAGTTCTCGCGCCCGGCGGAGCCGCCCCCGTACAGGAGGCCCCGGCGTGCGTGCGCGCGTTCGCGGGGGTGGGGGGCGGGCCGGCCCGCCGAAGACTGTGCCCGCGCGCGCGCGCGCGAGAGCTCTCGGCTCGCTCGCTGCGCTAGTTCTGAGTTAGTCTCGTGCGGCGCTAGCCCGCATGGTTACTAGGGTTCTATGGCTAGTGGTTCGGGCTGGTCCTCGCCTAGCACGCGGGCTGCTAGCCCTTGCAGGTCTGCCCAACTAAGCGAGCTCACCTCGTGCCCGTCTGCGGGGATCTGGACCTCTAGCGTGGCCGTCTGAATCGGGTATGTGGCGTCAAGCGCAGCGATGGCCGCATGCTGCCTTTGCAGGGATTTTAGGTCTGGATCGTCTAGCGGCGCGAGTAGCGCGCTAGCGAGCTCGTCTGAGCGCTCGAATGCGCGCATGCGGGCTATAGCGCGGGGATCATGCCGGCCGGCGTGGGTTACGCCTAGGATCGTGCGCGTATGACGGAGACGAGCTTTACTAGCGTGTCCCCGCGCGCTCATTGCGCTGTAGTCCGTCATCCCTCCGCCGGCGTGGGCTAAGCAGACTTGATACCTGCGTGTCGCTGTGGCACCGCACCGGTCGCCGCTTGCGCGTATCACCCTGCAGGCTTTCTCGTCGCCGTATGGCGCTAGCGTCGCGTCTGCGGGGATTCTGTGGCAGGCGGGGACTTCGAGCCCGTGCACGAGCGTATGAGGCTGTAGGGCTAACCAGGCAAGCGTTCCCGGTCTCGCTTCGAGCTCGTCTGCGGCAGCTGCCGGCGGGTTCGAAGTGTCGTCTGCGGTTTCGAGCTCGTGCGTGGGATTCTCCGCCGGCGGACTGTCGCGCTGTGCTACGCTTGTCTCGTCAGAACCTTCGAACAAAGGATCTCCCATGCTTAAGAGTGATGTTGTGATTGGCGGAACCTACCGTGTCCGCTGGCACGACGGCTCATTTACGGATGTGCGTGTCACGGGCGAGCACGGCTATACGCCTTATGGCGGTTACCGTCGCAATGTCCGCTACTCCGCGGTTAACCTCGCAACCGGCCGGCGTGTCGTGATCAAGTCTGCGGCCAAGCTTCGCTGCAGGGTTGACGCGTAATGAGCGCCCAAGTTGCCTACATGCTCGCTGTGGGTCCGCCCGTCGCGAGTTACGCGCTGTATCTGTATGTGCGGATGCGGGGGCGGTCCTAGTGACCGCTCTCGTTTCTGAGCTCGTGTCTGTGAGCTCGTGGTCTGTCGCGGAGCTCGAAAACTACATAGGCGGCCAGAACGGTCGCCGCGGGCTTTCTGCTCCTTCCAAGATGCCATCTTACGGTTACAGCATTCCGGCTAGCCGTTGTATTACGGGTTCGAAGCTTCGTGCTAGCAGTACACCGGCGCGTCCGAACGTGTGCGGTGGTTGTTACGCGTTGAAGGGCCGGTACGTGTTCCCGGTCGTGGCGGCGGCTATGGAGAGGCGTTTCCAGGCTTTGGATAAGCCTCTGTGGTGTGAGGCGATCGCGGAGCTTTTGAACCGTCGCCGGCAGTCTTTCTTTCGCTGGCACGATTCGGGCGACCTGCAGTCTGTCGCGCATTTGGCGCGTATCGTGCGTGTCTGCGAGCTCACGCCGCAGGTCCGGCATTGGCTGCCGACTCGCGAATACAAGATCGTCACGGACTACGTATCCGCCGGCGGAGAGATCCCCGCGAATCTAGAGATCCGTATGTCCGTTCACATGATCGGCGGCCACGTGCCTACGTTCCCGCGGCTTAAGGGGCTCGTGAGCGTGTCTACGGTCTCTAGCGATGAGGCGACATACCCCGAGGCGCATCAATGCCCCGCGCCATCACAGGGCGGCATGTGCGGCGACTGTCGCGCCTGCTGGTCCCCTGATGTGCCGCATGTCAACTATCACCTGCACTAGTCAGAACCAGAGGAGGATTCGACCATGAACGCATACGATCAACTGACAGACCGCGACGACCTGATCGTCGCCAGAGAAGAGCTCGAAGCGCTGGCGGATTACGCGCAGAACGACAGCGACAGCGAGCGTTTACTCCACGGCCTGGATACGGCTATCGCGGTGCTTTCGATCCTGATCGATCGGTGCACGGCTGAGTGACATTGCGTAGGGCGCGCCTCGGGCGCGCCGCGCGGAATGCCAACCACGTCAGAACCGAACCAGAGAGAGGATTTACAACGATGTCTGAACGTATTACTAACGCCACCCTCGAAGCGCGCGCGCACAATCTGAACGCGCGCATTGTGACTACTGGCCGGCATGTCCAGGTCGGCTATCGGAACGGCTACGCGGCGCTCGACGAGTACCGCGGCGCAGACTGCATTCGGACGATCACGGTCGGCACGCGGCGCGAGCTCGCAGACTTTCTGCACGCGATGATGACGGGTATCGATCTGTCGCGGGAGATGAGCTCATGAGCCGGCATACGGCGCTCACCTCGAAGCAGCGCGCCTCGTATGTCGCGCTGCTAACGCGGGAACTACAACTCGCCCATCTTGCCTGGATCTTGGATGATGCGGTCATGGGCGTCGATATGAGCGCCGCGTATGACGTGCTCGCAGACTACGGCCTGAACCCTGACTCGCGCGAGCACCGCGGCATGCTCGCAGAGGCGATCGCAGCGAACCTGCGGGAGGGTTTCTGATGTATACGGTCTTTCGCGGTCACGAGCCCAAGCGCAACCGTCTCGGGCTGGTGGTCTTTGTCCGGACGCTGGCGGATGCACGCGCCCAGACTGAGGTGGGCGAGCGGGTGGTTCGCTGGAATAAGTACGGCCACCCGGCCGGTGTCTGGTCGCGTCATCCGGACGGGAGATTTCGCAAGGTTGGCTGAGCGCTTCGAGCTCTGCCTCTGAGAGCCCGCCTTGTGCGGGCTTTCTTCGTTCTACGCGGTCGAGCTCGCGCGCTCGTCGAGCTCGTGGCTGGCCCCAGGTTCGTGGGCTAGGCGGCCGATGGCCTGACTTGGGTGGAGTGCTCGCGTGCCCTCTGCGGGGCTCCTGTGGCCTCGAATTCGGGCTCGCCCAAGGTCCGCGGGCTCTGCGGCACCGCAGCTGCAGTCTTCGTCCAGGTCGCAGTCGAGCGCGTGCACGGGTTCGCCGCGGCGCTCTGCCAGGTTCGTGGGCTGAACCAGGTCCGCGGGCTCTCCGTCACGGTGTGCTACACTGGTCGTGTCAGTTCCCATCGAACAAAGGATTCCCCTCATGCAACAGACCATCATCACCGTCGAGCTCACGCCCGACGAGCTAGAGCTCTTGAAGAGCGCGCTCGACTCGTTCGAGTACTGGGAGCATCGCGACGAGCTCCCGCACGACAGCGGTTTCATCACGATCATCGACGACCAAGACTTCGAGACGCAGATCACTCTCAGCGGCCGGCTCGACGAGGACGAGATCGAGAGCGCTCAGGAGGCGTGGGACGAGGTGAAGGCGGCGCGGGCACTCGACGCGAAGCTTTCCGCACTGACGCGCGCGGAATCATGAGCGGCCTGCACGAGGAGCTCGAACTGGAGCGGCTCGCCCTCGTCGAGCTCGAAGCGGACGCGCTCCGCTACTTCCAGCAGGGAAACTACGCGCTCTGGAGCGACGCGCTGAAAGAGGTCAAGCGCGCTCGCGCGCACATCGTGGAGCTGGAGCTCGCGCAGGAGGCGTCATGAGCAAGCGCAGACTGGTCGCGCCGGAGGACCTGCTGGGCCAGCAGGAAATCGCGGTGCTCGCCGGCGTCAGCTTCTCGACGCTGCGCGCCTGGGTGTCGCGTGGCAAGCTGCCGCCGCCGTTTGTGCGGCTGGGTCTCGGCCCGATCTGGGTGCGTGCCGATATCGAGCGCTGGCTCGAGGAGCGTGCGTCATGATCGAGATCGACAGCGTCGAGAAGGCGGTGACGTTGGCGCTCGCGCTCGCGGTCACCGCGCCCGACGAAGAGAAAGCGAAGATGGCGACCAAGATGGCCGAGGAGCTCGCCGTCGGGCTCGACGAGCTCACGGTCGAGCGCTGCAAGCGTGACGCGCTCCGCCTCGTCGAGGAGTGGGATTCATGAGCGTCAGGATCACGCTCACCGACGCCGAGATCAGGCACCTGCTCGCTGCGATCCACGGCGCGATTGATGAGGCCGAGGACGACGAGGAGACGTGCGCGACGCTTGCGCGCGTCGAACAGAAGATCCGCCGAGCGAGGCGGTCATGAGCGTCACCGATGTGCTCTACGACCTGCCGGCGTGGCTGATGATCGCGGCGCTCGCCGGCGGTCTGCTCTCGGCGGTCGTCTACTGGATCTGGATGTTCGTCGCCTGGTTGACCGGGCGAGAATTCAATCCGTAGGTCCGCGGGCTGAGCGGGTGGAGCGCAGGCTTCGCCCGCTTAGTGCCTCAGGTACCCGCTGGGCGGGACGCCGGCGTGGCCTCGATCTTACTACGGATTCCTTTCCGAATCTGCCGCTGGACCGCTCGCTTGGACATGCCGAGCCGGCGGGCTATTTCCCCCGGCCTAAACCCTTTTGCATACAGAGTTTCAATCGTCTCCAGAACCACCGGTTTCCCCCCGAGCCAGGGCGGCACCCTGACTGTGCCGACCCGGAGCGTGATCCAGACGAGCCCGAGCTCGCGCTCGAGGGCGGCCCGATCGGAGAGCTGACGCGGCTCGCCGTCGACGAGCGTCTGCCGAATGAGTCGGGCACGGGCTGAATTCGCGTCCTCCAGGGCGCTGAGAGCCCTCCTGACGGCCCGGTAGCTCCCGTGCCTGTCCTGCACCTGGATCGCCCGCTCCCAGCCGTACGGGGCTTCCTGTGGGCTCGCCTCCTCGGGCCGGCGCGCAGCGCTCGCGCGCGGGAGCTCCGCCGCCTCGACGAGGCGGAGCCCGAGGTAGCGGTCCCAGGGCTCGTCGCCGTGGCGGCGACGCCGCCAGCCGTCGCCGTCGCAAACCAAGCACAGCATCCAGCCGCGCTTGGTTCGGACCTCGCCGGTCTGCCGGCAGGGCTCGCAGGGGACGTATCGGGAGGCAGCTGGGCCGGAGAGGGGCTCGAGGCAGGTCCGCGGGCGCGGATACGGGTCGTTCATCGATGCGAGCAGGGTTCTGACCTGCTCGACACGCTCAGCGAGGTCGGACATGAGGCCTCCCCGAGCGGACTACTGGCCGCCGCGAGATTACATGTCGCGCCGGCGCTTCGCGTTGTGCGTCCAGGCGTGGACGGTCGCGGAGCTGACGCCGAGCGCGTCGGCGATGCCGCGCGCCGAGCAGCCGTCGTCGCGGCAGTCGAGCACGAAGTCTTCGACCTCGTCGACGAACCAGCGCGCGTTCACCTCGGCCCGCTCGCGCCCGAGCAGAAGCGACCGTAGACGCCGTAGTTCGCGTTCGGTCAGAGGCCGGCCGGGTCTGACCACGCCGGGAACGCTAGCCTGCACGCGGGCAGCCTAACCGTTCGGATAGGCGAATGATCGGCCAAGCAAACCTCGCTCGCAGCGGGCTTTCGGTCCGACAGTTCTCACAACCTGGTGCCCCGACAGTGTTATCCTCGCCGCTCAACCAGGAAGTGACGATCAGCACGACGACTGTCGCCCTGAGGAAAACCAAGGCGACTGAGGCAGGGGGCCAGCCGGGGTCCCGGTAGACGCAGGAATCACCGGCTGCGGCCTTCGGCAGAGCCCCCTGCTGCTAGCCCGAGGAGGCGCTCGAGTTGCCGCGTCAAGCTGCCTGCATTCGTGCGGGCTTCAGCACCAGTAAAGCACCAGATGTCTGGCTAGCAGGCACCGCTAAGCGAAAGCTTCTTTTCTCTCCTTATTTGTTAACGGATAGTGTGAAATTGGTGTCGACAAATCCGGGTTTTTCTGCTTGGCTTTCTTCTCCCGAATGACCCCCAAGTCGACGAGCAGCGCAGGCCAGAACGGCTTCCCAGGCAGGGTCCGGTGGCACCGCGAGCGACAAATGTGGACGCAGCGGACCTGCGCCGAGCAGACCGGTCTCAGCTACCGGACGCTCCAGAACTGGGAGGAAGGCATGAGCCGGCCACACCCCGGCAGTTGGCAGCTACGACGGCTGGCCGAGGCCTTCCGCGTCACGCCTGCGCGTCTGCTCTTTGGAGAGGAGAGCCCGCATGCCCACGGTGCAAGCGCACATCGAAAAGGTTCAGCAGTCCGGTGAGTGGTTCCGGATCCTGACCGACGACGAGACCGTCAAGCGCCTCGACACGAAGATCCGCGCCAAAGCCGACGAGGCGCTGGCGCTCAGAAAGAGCGGCGAGCTCGCCGTGATCCAGTTCACGTCGCGGCCGAAGACGCTCGACGACGGCCGCACGTTCCAGAACTACTACTACGAGCAGGCGACCTCCGCCGGCGGCTCGAGCTCGAACGGCGACGGGATCGAGGTCGTCGAGCAGACCTCACGCCGCACCGCCCCCGGCGACGCGTGGCGGATCTCGCTCGCAGCCGGCGCGAAGCTCGCCGTCGCGACGCTGCCCTTGCTGCCGACCGACCAGCGCGACCTCGACTCGCAGTTCCGGCTCGCCTACTGGTGGGGCAGGAAGCTCTTCTTCACGCCGGCCCCGGCGAACGAGGGCGGCTTCTCGAACCAGCCGGCCGGCGAGCCGAGCATCCCGCCGACCGACGGGCTCGACGACTTCGACCTGCCGAGCCCCGATTCCGACATCCCCTGGGACTAGATGACTGCCGTCGAGCCGCACTACACGGCGCGGGCCCTGCTGCGCGAGATCCAGCGCCGTGGCGGACGCATCTACCGGCTGCCGCTCAACTCCGTCTTCGTGCTGACGACCGACCCGGAGCTGGCCGAGTGGCTGCGGGATCTGGGCGCGCGCTCGTTCACGCCGGCCGGCATGGACGTGGGCGTCGACGGCGGCTACTGGCGCGCAGCCGGGATCAGAGAATGGGACTTCTACGTGCACACGATCCCGGTGCGCGGCGAGCAGACGATCCACGAGGCGGCGAAGCGGAACAAGAACGTCGAGTACGAGACGGTATGAGCCCCGTCCTCGACATCTCCGGCATCGACGCGATCGTCCACGAGGTCGCCCAGAGCTCGAGCCCGCTGCATTGGAACCTCGGTGACTACCTGAACCACTGGTCGCCCTCGAGCCTGACCCAGTTCCGGCGCTGCCCGTACCAGTGGCAGCAGGTGAAGATCAAGGGCCGCAAGGAGCGGCCGGCGGAAGCGCCGTTGACCGGCAGCGCCGTCCACGTCAGCCTAGAGCGCAACTTCGGCCAGAAGATCAGCTCGCACGAGGACATCGCGCTCGCGGAGCTCCTCGGCTGGTACGACGATGTCGGCTTCCCGCAGACGGTGCAGATCGAGCAGGAGCGGGCCGGCAAGGAGGTCGACTGGAAGACGAGCCCCGACAAGGCGCGAGCGCGTGGCCGCAGCATGCTGGGCTCCTACCACGAGAAGGTGTCGCCGCGGATCCAGCCGACCGGCGTCGAGCAGAAGTTCGAGACCTCCGAGTTCGGGCTCGCCGTGCCGGTGATCGGCTACCTCGACATCGCCCAGCAGAGCTCGACCGTCGACGTGAAGACCGGCAAGCGCAAGTACACCGCCGCGCGCGAGGACTGGCGCATGCAGGGCGGTGTCTACAACTTCGTCCAGGACCGGCCGGTTGAGTTTCATTCCGTCTCGATCACCGACGCCGGCACCGTCAGCGTCGTGACGCCGCTCGAGAGCGAGGCGCTGATCGTGCACCTGAGCCACGCCGAGCGCCAGCTGCTCGTGCAGCGCGTGCGCGCCATCTCGGCCGAGGCCTGTTTGTATATGGAGCTCTACGGCCCCGAGCTCGACTGGCCGATGCACGGCGTCGATCACAGTTGGAGCTGCCAGTACTGTGGCTTTCGTCCTAGTTGCCCGGCGTGGCAAGGGAGAGAGTGATGCCCGCCACCGCCGAGCGCCGCCGCGAGCTCTCTCTTCTGAAGCGCCGCCGCACGACTGAGTACGGCTGCTGGGAGTGGACGGGCTCGATCATGCCGAGCACCGGCTACGGCCAGTACCGCACCGACGACACGAACTTGCTCATCCACCGCGTCGCCTACGAGCTCTACGTCGGGCCGCTTCCTGAAGGCGCACACATTCATCACGTCTGTCTGAACCGGCGCTGCTTCAACCCAGAGCATCTAGAGCTGACGACGATTGAAGAGCACCCGCGCATTCACTCGTCGCCAACCTGCGTCGCCTGCGGTGCCGACGACTGGTACTACCGCCCGAACGGCTGGCGTCGCTGCCGGCCGTGCCACGCACGAGCCGAACGCCTGCGGCAGAGACGACGGCGTGACTAACCAGGGCAACCTCTTCGACGACGGGCTCAGCGACCCCGGCGAGAACAAGCCTGGGCTTCACCAGCGCCCCGGCGACGCCGCCGAGACGCAGCGCAAGTCCGCCTACGAGGTGATGCCGGCGACGGGCACCTGGCGGCGACGCGTGCTGCGCGCGGTCTGGCAGGCCGGTGAGGACGGCGCGACCGACGACGAGCTGCAGGTGCTGCTCGACCTGAACCCGTCGACCGAGCGCCCGCGCCGCGTCGAGCTCTGCGACGGCGGCTGGATCGAGGACTCGACCCGTCGCCGCAAGACGCGCTCCGGCTGCTCCGCCGTCGTCTGGACGTTGACCGAGGAGGCCCAGAGGAGGCTCCCATCACACTCCCGGCACTAGACGAGTACGTCGCCAAAGGCGTCAAAGGCCAGCCCTATCGGGTCGGCCCGCGCTGCTCGAACCCGAACTGCGACCGGATCGCGGAGCATGCGCATCACATCCTCAGGCGCTCCTACCTGGCCGGCGCGTACGACTGGATCGAGATCGACGGCTGGATCGTCGGCAACAAGACCGGGCTCTGTGTCCGCTGTCACGCCGACGTGACCGGCGATGTCGGCGGCCATGTCGCCGCGATCCGGATCGATCGCGAGCACCAGGTCTTCCAGTGGTGCCTCGTCTCGAGCTCAGGCGGTGCCGTCGACTACATCTTCGCGGGCCTCTTGGACCCGCAACCCCCGACGCCGGAGTCGCTGCCGTCAGGTGAGTGGGCTACTGGTCGACCGGAGTCGGAGGGCTGCCCGCTCTGCGGGCACAAAGAGCGGGCGCGACGGGGTTCCTCGAGCCTTCCGCGTCGCGCCCGCAAGTCCTGGCAGGTGCTCGTCCCCGACGACGAGCAGGAGAACGGAGCCGAGGTCTTGGACACGCTCGTCGAGAACCTCGCGCCGCTGATCCCGAACGCTGACAGCTCGAGGACGGGCCGCTTCTACGTCTTGGTTCCGGTGCTCGCGTTCGCGACGATGGAGAGCGAGCGCTTCGTCGCGACGATGGAAGGCGTCGGCGGGTAGGTGACGTGGTGGCAGTGGGCCGTCGTTATCGCGCTCTACAGCGTCTTCGTCGTCACGGGTGGAGCGCGCCGACCGTGAGCTACGACCCGAGCTCGCGCTACTACGTCGGCGGCGTCACCGGCTACCACATCGGCCACGCCGGCTTCGAGAGCTACGGCGGCATCGGCAGAGGCGCACCGACGATCTGGTACGTGCTCGACAGCGTGCCGCCACGCACGTCGTGGCGGATGGGTCCCGGCGAGAGCGGCCGCAGCGAGGCCGAGCTGGTCGCCGGGATCTGGAACCGCGACGAGGTCGCCTGGTGGACGGCAGTGTCGAAGTGAGCGCGTGCCGCTCCTGCGGAGCCGAGATCATCTGGGCGCTGACCGAGAACGGCAAGCGGATCCCGCTCGACGCGGAGCCCTACGCCGGCGACAGCCCGAGCGGCCTGTTCGTGCTGCGCCAGTTTTCGGACGAGAAAACCGCGATCGCGACGACCCCGGACGCGTTCCCCGGCGAGTACCTGTGGCGCAGCCACTTCGCCAGCTGCCCGCAGGCGAAGGAGTGGCGCAAGTGATCGTTCGTGTCCGCGCGCTGCCGCGCGGCTTCGACGCCGACTACGCCCACCGGGTCGGGGAGAACGCCTTCTGCGCCCACTGGGACGCCGAGCACGAGGACTCGAACTGCGACAGCAACGCCGACATCGAGCTGCACGTCGCCGGCTACGGCGGCGGCAAGAACGTGCTCGTCGTGCTCTGCCGCAAGCACGCCACCCTGATCGCGGACCAGATCGTCGACGCCGTCCAGATGATCGACGGCCGCGACCTGCTCGAGATGGGGAAGGAGCGGTGAACATCGACCTGTTTGGCCCGCTCGAGGGCCAGGACTTCATCCGCGAGAAGGCGCGCAGCCGCGACTGGTGGCTGATCGTCAACGGCGACGACCTGAACGTGATCGTCGAGGAGCGCTACTACTCGGACGAGCACTCGCACCTGCTCGAGCTGATCGTCGTGCCCTCGCGCCCGCTGCTCTCGATCGCGTTCGCGCACAAGAGCCGCATGAGCGCCGAGCAGCTCGCCGACTGCGCGATCGAGGCCGGCGCGACCTCGGACCGCGACGAGCTCGCGCACGCGCTCGAGACGCAGGACGTGCTCTTTCCGTCTGACAACCCGTTGCTCTCGATCGTGGCAATGGAGGCCCTGCTCACGCTGCTGGGACCGGACGCATGAGCAAGGTCGAGCGCGACAAGGGGATCAGGGGGGAAAGGGAGGTCAAGCACGTCTTCGCCTCGCGCGGCTGGACGATGCGCGGCCTCGAGGGCCAGGGCGACCACATCGCCTTGAAGAAGACGCCCATCGGCTACGTCTCGTTGCACCTCGAAGCAAAGCGCCAGGAGCGGCTGGCGCTCCCTGCGTGGCTGCGTCAGGCGTCGGAGGAAGCGCCGGACGGGACCGTGCCCGTCGTCTGCTTCCGACAGTCGCGCGGCAAATGGTACGTCGCCCTAGCCCTAGACGACTTCCTCGAGTTGATCGGGTGAGCGACGACATCTACACGATCCCGCCGGCCTTGCCCGAGACGGCCTGCTGGTGGCCGGGATGCGCAAGCCTGAACGAGAGCGGCGACTGCAAACGCGAATGCCCGCTCGCCGACGACTGGATCGTCGCCTGCTCGCGCTGCGGCGCGGCCGTCGGAGCCAGCACGCTCCGCTGCCCGATCTGCGACGAGGCCGAGACGTGAAGAGCAATGTCCCCAGTCCCGCCGGTGCCACCGCCGACGCCGCCGCCCCCTCCCCCAACGGGATGCAGAAGCTGCCGTGGGAGTCGGCGCTCTACGCCGCCGTCCGCGAGCGCGAAGCCGAGATCGAGAAGCTGCGCCGCGAGCGGGCCGAGCTCCTGCTCGCAAACCACCGCCAGCGCGAGGCGCTCCGGCAAGCGCGCGGCCGGCTCGAGAACTGGAAGCTCCGGCAGGCGGCGTGGCGCAGAGAGCGCGCGCACCTGCTCGCGGAGCTCCGGAAGAAGAAATTTTGATTTCGATCAACGGCAAGATTCTCGTCGAGAAGGAGGCGCTGCTGGCGCTCGCCACCAGACGCCGGCAGTGGGAGACGGTCGCGAACGGGCTCCGGCAGCGGCTCGACGACGAGCACGTGCTGCTGGTGCGAGCACTGCACGAGCTCGCCGGCGCGCGCGGCGCGAAAGACCATGCGAACTTCGCGGACAAGTGGCTGAAGCAGGCGCGCGAGCCGTTCCGCGAATCCTGGCGTCACGACGGCGGACGGATGAAACCGAGATGAGAAAGAGCCCCGCCCACCAGCCCGTCGAGGAAGGAGGTAGAGGCTCGAGCAAAGCGTAGCCGGACAAGGCGACTCGCGAGTACAGCGACTGACGTAAGGCCGCGAACGAGTACGTCCTGCCCAACGGGACCGTGCCAAGGCATGGAACGTGGCAGGCCTCCGCACCGACAGTGGACTCGATCTGTGAACACCACGCGTGCAGAGGAATCTCGCTCGCACCGGGGGCGTCGAGGAGCGAGGAAAGCACCGCTAGCAAGGCCGGAGCACTGCATCCCGAGGGGAGGCCTGACCGTGCGACAACTGACCGTGCGAGGAAGACGAGAGCGACGCAAACGGAACAGAGGGGAGTGGAGGAAACGCTACGAAGAAGTCATGAACTCAGACGGCTGGCGAAGCCGGCGACTACTCGCGCTGCATCGCGCCAGCTCCAAGTGCGAAGAGTGCGGGAGCGAGGACCGGTTGCATGTCCATCACCTGACGTACAGGAATTTCGGCAACGAGCTGCCGGAGGACCTGCAGGTTCTCTGCGAGTCGTGCCATGTGAAGAAGCACCAGAAACCGAAGAGGCCGAAGGCCCGGAAGCCGGCACGGCCAAAGCCTTCCAAAATGATCACGAGCAGACAGAAGGCGTTCGCGAAGCCGAGAGCTCTGCCGACTCAGGCTGAAGTGAAGGAGATGATGATCCAGCAGACGGCGAGATGGGTCGCAGCTCCGCCGAGAAGATCGCGGAAGAAGATGTCGCACTGCGTGACCAGCTCTGGTACGATGGCTCAGTTCAGTCAGAACAACCAGAGAAGAGGACAACCGAGATGAAAGAATGGACGTACCCGTTCCGGACGGGCTCAGGCCCGCAGGACGACGCCTACTGGTTCCTGGCCTTGCGGGCCAACGGCGTCTACTACTTCTACCGCTCCGCCAAGGACAAGTTCTCCTACCAGACCCGTGACGCCGAGACGGCGAAGCAGCTCCACTTCGAGCGCTTCGGCTCCCCGAACGGCTTCCAGGTCGCGAACAAGCGCAGGCTCACGAACGACCAGGGTTTCGAGCTCTTCTGCGCCCGGCTCGCCAAGCGCGGCAAGAAGCAGAAGACGATCGACGGCTACAAGGGCACCTGGTACCACCACATCAGCCCGATCCGCGTCGCCGGCGGCGTCACGTTCGGCTCGCGGCCGATCCACAGGACCGACGCCGAGGACATGCTGGCCGTGCTCGACGCCGCCAAGGTCGCGAAGAAGCTGGTGCTCGTCAAAGGCGGCAAGGGCCGGCGCGAGCTCTCCGACCAGGAGCTCGGCGCGAGCGCCAAGAAGCACATCGACTCCGTGCTCTCGTCGGCCTACACCTACTTCTGCCAGCCGTCGAACCGCTGGGCGCTCGTCGACTACACGAAGCAGCTGGGCGACGACAAGCCGCCGAAGCCGGGGGCCGAGGTCGCCGGCGAGGAGGCCTGCTTCAGCCCCGAGGAGATCGACCTGATCGCGGAGCACGTCGGCCGTTCCCGTTACGCGGTCGGGCGTTACGCGGTCTGCGCCTACAAGCGGAGGGTGATCGCGCTCTTGAGCCCCGAGATCGGCACCAGGATCTCGGAGACGCTCGCGATCGAGCTCGAGGACGTGATCGTCGGGCTCGTCGACATCGCGCGCGGCGTCGAGATCAGGAAACAGCTCCACATCAAGCAGCAGATCCGCGACGGTTACAAGCCGCTCGACCGCTCGACCTGGTTCGACACGCTGAAGGGGAAGGACGACGTGCTGGGCGACCGGCCGCGCCACGTGCCGCTCTCGGACTTCGCGCGCGAGCTCCTGACCGAATACATCAACCGCGGCCTCGCGGAGGGCTGGCTGCGCCGTGGCGGGCTCCTGTTCCCGACCTCGCGCCAGACGCCGATCCCGAACACCGACATCTCGGAGCCGCTGCGCAAGTCCGCGGAGGCGGTCGGCCGGCGGGTGCGCTCGCACTACTTCCGCCACACCTACGCCTCGAACCGGATCGCGCACATGCCGATCCAGCGGCTCGCCTACTACCTCGGCCACACGCCGGAGATGACCCGCAAGGTTTACGGCCACTGGACCGACGATCCCGAGACGCTCGAGCGCGATCGCAACCTCGGCCGCAAGGCGGTGGGGTCATGACTGTCGGAGAGCTCCGCAAGGCCCTCGAGGGCCGGCCGGCTGGCGACAAGCTCTCGGTCTACTCCTACGGCACCGAGCGCGTCGTCACCAAGGTCGAGGTCTTCCCCACCCCGAAGGGCACGACGCTCGTGCTGCTGACGCGCGAGGGACGATCATGAAGATGCCGATCGAGATCCCCTACGGCGCAGCTGCGCCCGACCTCTACCTCGAGACCGGCTGCGAGGACGCGCTCGTCGAGCACGAGCTCGAGCTGATCATCAAGAACCACAACGACGAGGAGGCAGAAAGGATCTGTCGCGCCGCCGTGGTCCTGAAGGCGAAGTTCCCGACCGCGAGCTTCGGCACCTGCCTCTGCACGGCGCTCCTCTACGAGCAGGCGCTCTGATGCACCAGACGAGCACCAACCCCCTTGACTTTCCGCGGCGGCGCTCTTATCCTCCGTCGCTCCATCCCTTGATCGCCGGCGATGGCTCCTCTGACCGCAGTCAGAGCCAGCCTGCAGCCACCGATCCTGATGTAGGAGGCACGAACCTATGAGTGATACCGAAGCCGTCGGCTCGAGCGAGCCGACCCCCAGCTTCGACGAGCTCGTCGAGGCCGCCGTCGCGAGCGCCCACGGCCGCTACGGTTACATCGACGAAACCGGCGTCTACGACTCGACGCCGCTCGCGGACAAGCTGCTGCCGTTCGTCGCGGGGGCCGTGGCAACGAAGACGAGCGAGCGGGCGACGGTCTGCATCCGCCGCCGCGGCCTCGTCGCGCACGCCTACCCCGACGTTCCCGGCCCGGAGGCCTGGGCCGAGCAGGAGGACCCGCTGCTGGCAGAAGCCGTTTACCTGCGGGTCGACGGCTGCTGCTGGCGACTAACCTCGATCAATCCGAACGGCAAGCTGCAGCAACGCCTGAACGGCGAGCACGCCGTCGTGCTCGTCCGCACCAAGGTCAACCCCGACCAGACGCCGGCCGTCTACGTCACGAGGGATCGCGGCTGTCTCGTCGAGGACATCATCAAGCCCCAGAACGCCACTCAGATGAAGCGGGCGAACAACGAGGCCGCCCTCATGGAGATGCTGATTCAGCGGATCCCCGAGCATGGCCCGCGGTTCCACCGCGATCTGAAGGGCGGGCTGACGAGGGCCACCAACAGCGCGCTGGCGATCACCGAAGCCGCTGTCGAGGCCCTCGACGGCGTCGACGACGACGACCAGAGCGTCGAGGACGCCGACTAGGGGCGGGAGCAGGGGGGCCGCTCCGGCGGCCCCCCGCTCTTGGCTACGCCATGAAACGGAAACGTACCGTGAAAACGCAGACGATCAGGCCGTCGGGGCGCAAGGTCGCAGACAACCCCGAGGTCCTGAACTGGATCCGGCAGTTGACCCGCAAGGGCACGCCGACGAAGCGGATCGTGCGGCTCTCGCACGGCGACGACTACCCGCTGCCGGGGCAGCCGCTCTCCGACGGCACGCTCTCCTCCTGCCGGTCGGTGATCCAGCACCTGGAGACGCTCGGGGCGCGCTTCCCGCTCGAGCCGAACGGGCTGCGCAAGTCGGGCAACAACAGCCGCAAGCTGCACGAGGTCGGGCGCAACCGCGCCGCCGCCCGCAAGGCCGGCGAGTCGCTCGTCTTCTGGGACACCGCCTACCAGGTGACCCAGCTCGCCGGCCTACTGCAGACGCTCGAGCTCGCCGACGTGGAGCTCGACGAGCAGAACCTGGACACGATGACCGACCTGCTCGAGATGCTGCTCTACCTGGCCGAGTGGATGGAGCGGTCGCTCCACGCGATCACGGCGAGGATGGGCGAGCACGCGGTCCTGAGCACGATCGAGAAGCTGCGCCGGATGACGGTCGCGAACGGCTGCAGCGAGGAGGAGGCCGACAACGCGCGGCGCGCCGCGGCCCGGCTCGAGCGCCAGCTGCGGGCGCAGCTCGAGGCGTAGTGGAACGGTACGAATGCACACGCTGCCGCAACGAATCAGGGTTCCGAGTGCATCACGATCCGAGCTCGAAGATCGGCCAGAAGCATCTGCGTTACGGACGACCGATCATCGGATACGCGGAAATGTCGGTTGCGGAGCACATCGAGGCGGCGACGGAGCTGATGCGGGAGATCACCGCGAACGGGGCGTGGACGCAGGAATCGTTACGACGCGTCGAAGACGCATACCAGCCGCTGAGGGATCTGCTGTCTGAATATCGCGACTGGCTGGAGGAAGAAGAGAGAAACGAGTGAGGAATCCGAGCTCGTGTTTTTCGGCGACCGAGGCCCGCTCCGGCGGGCCTCTTTCGTACTGCTTGCGAGCGATAAAGCACCAGAACGATACCAACGAGTCATTCGCAAGCTGGAAACCCCGAGGCGACATCAGTGTTCAAGCGGCATTTGGTGCGGTGACGAGACTGTTCCAGTGTCTTGGCAGCAAGGTCCGTGCCTAGGCACCAGTTGGCGCGCCAGCGAGCTCTATGGCTTGACTAAGCGGAAAGAGCCGAGAGCGGTGCTAGGCACCAGTTGCGCCGCAGCGCCTGTAGGGAACTCAAGAAGAAGGTCTGGTACCAGCGAGTACCAGGCATGCCAAGGCGGAACTGAGGCCCGAGAGCCCCAGTTCCGTACTTCAACCAGAGAAGTTCCCATCAGCTTCCCAACGCCTCAAAGACGTTGAGTGCCCTGAGGAAACGAAGCAGATTGTAACCACAAAGAGGTTCGAAACCCGCTGGGGTTAGCACAAGATTAATGCGAAGTCTCGCTAAGAGCGGGAGTAAAACGACTGTGGGTTCCCGTGTTCAGAGGCGAAATGAAGGTGAGCAACCCCGTTCGCCTCGCCTGAGTAACCGAGCAGATCGCCAGCCTTAACACGAGAACCGGGCTGAATCCCAGGAGCAAACTTCGAAAGGTGGGCGTAGTAGTACTGATTGCCACCGCCGTTCAAGTGAAGGCGAAGACCAGCGAAGCGCCCACCAGAGCCGAGAGAGCCGAACTGGGGACCGATAACGCCGTTCGTAACTGCGTAGATCGGAGTGCCCACGGGAGTAGAAACGTCGACCGCGTTCTCGGACTCCCAGTTGTCGGAGCCGCCGCGGACGTTGAACTCCTTGCCGTGAGTCCCCGAGAACGGGGTGCCGATCACAGAACCAGAGACGGGCGTACCCGAGTAGTCGCCGGCTGGTCCAGAGAAGAGATTGCCGCCAGAAGTCCCAGCGGCAGGGGCCCCTGTGACGGGCGCTCCGGGCTTGGGGGGCCCGAGCGTCGGCACGCTGGGCATCGGGATCGTCGGGAAGGCCGCCTCCCGTCCTGCCTGCCGGATCGCTGAACCGAGGATCGCGTTCGTGAACGCCTGGTCGCCCTTGCCGAGCGAGCTCAGCACGGCGCTCGAGTAGTCGGGCTCCGCCGCGAGGTGAAGCGCCGACAGCCCTCCGGTTGGCATCCGCAGCGTCGGTGCGCCCGCCGTCGGGACAGAGCTCGCCGCTGAGCTCAGCGAGCGCGAGCCGCTGTCGGCCGAGGGAACGTACTTCTCGCCCAGCAGCCTGAGAACGCCGGAGCCGGTTCCCCAAGGCGAGCTCGCCAAAGCCTGCGCAGCTGCGCTTGCGCTCGTCCCCTGGCGCAGCGCCCCGAGGATGTCGCCGTAGTAGCCGTTCTTGAGCGTGTCGATCGTCGCCTGGATGCCGGCCTGCGGTGTCGCGTAGCCGCGCACCCCGGCCGAGTTGGCGGGGCCGACCTGCTGCCCGCTCTGCAGCGTCGTGTTGAACGGGTTGTTCGAGTAGGTGCCGCCCTCGGCTCGCTGCCAGAGGTCGAAGAACTTGAGGTTCGCCGGCGTGACTGGCGCTCCGACCCCCTGCAGGATCTGCTGCCGCCAGTTGCCGACTCCGGGCGTTGCCATCTAGTCGCCTCGGCCTGCGTAGTAGTGGGCCTGCTGCAGGTTGATGTCCCTGACCGGGTAGCCGAGGAAGGCGAGCAGCATGTCGAGGCTCGAGCGGGTCGGGTAGAGCCTTGACTCCGGCGGCCGGCCGCCGAGCGCCGGCGGTACGCCTGGGATCAGGCGCATCTCTGGCAGGTTGCCGAGGAAGTTCTTGCCGAAGTACTGCAGGAGCCCCGGCTCCGGACCGCGCTGGCCTGGGGTCGCCTTGCCGCCCGCCCACGCCATCGGCGTCGCGAGAAACGGGTTCCACATATTCATGAAGGTGTCTCTGCCGGCCTTCGTGTGCGGGCCGATGCCGGCAGCGGCACCAGCGGCGATCCCCAGCTGGGCGACGGTCTGGAACGGGTTCGCGCTCTGCAGCGACAGCACCAACTGCTGGTCGCCCTTCGGCGCTCCGAGCGGCACGATCCCGCGCAGATAGGTGGGCAGGCTGCCGAGCTGATCCGACTGCGCGTTCTCCTGCAGCTGGGCGAGCTTCGCGTAGATCGCGATCCGCACCGGATGGTCGAACGGGAACTTGAGCGCGATCCTCGTGATCTCGCGGTACCAGGCCCAGAACGGGATCAGCGTCCTGAGCGTCGACTGCTCGACCTCACTCAGCGAGAGGAAGTTGCCGAGCGCGTCGTTCACCTCGCGGCCGGCCAGCTCCTTCTCGGCCGGGTTCTCGAGCCCCTTCCGCATCGCGTCACGCCAGTTGCGCGTCTCTCTCGGCATCGCCTTGTAGATCGCCTTCACCTCGTCGGAGCCGAGCAGGACGGCGTTCACGCCGAGTCTTCTCAGTCCCGTCTCGACCTTCTTGTCGAGCTTCGGCAGCCAGCGGAACGGGTTCAAGGGACCGGTGCCGGCCTTGTAGGCCGCCTCGCCGCCGGGGAGCTTCTCGAGCGCGCGGCCGGCCCAGGTCTCGCCGGGGAGCTGCGTCCCCCAGAAGGTGCCGGCCTCCGACTGCGTCGGCATCAGCTCGCGAATGTCCTGGCTCGAGAGCGACTTCTTCAGCTCCGGCATGCCGAGCGCCTTGCGAACACCCTGCACCCCCTTCGTGTCATGGATCACCGCCAGCACCGCCCTGAGGCCGTCGACGCCGGCGAAGCGGAGCGTCCAGAGGATCGCGTTGCCGACGAAGTTGTTCTCGAGCCAGGGGATACGGAGATGCAAGACGAGCTTGCGCCAGACCTCGAGCGGGTGCTCGACGATCCTTCTGAGCGCGCTGTTGACGAGGCGCGACTCGCCCTGCAGCACATTGGCGTAGCTGTTCGGAACGGCGAGCCGGCGGCCCTGCTCGTCGAGGGCGATCTGCTCCACCTCCGCCAGGTCCTCACCGGGCTTCTGCTTCAGAGTCAAAGGCTCGTACTCGGAGATGTCGGGGAAGGCGCGCGCGAACGCCGCCTGATGCTCCCCTTCCCCGGTCAGGGTGGTCGGGATCCGCTCGCCGCGGCGCTCGCGGAGCCAGCGGTAGCCGGCCGGCAGCCCGCCCCCCGGCAGACCCTCGTTCGCCTTCGGGACGGCGTAGGCGCGCTCGCGCGCGCGCGTGTGCAGGTCAGCCATGTAGTCATGGTTCATCGAGCGCAGAAAAGCGGGGGTCAGCTTGTCGGTGTGGAGCGCGAGCTCGCCGAGGTCGAACAGGGTCAGGTGCGACTGGTGCACGTCGGAGGCGTGCGGCGTCAGACCACCGCCCTTGCCTCGCTGCGGGATCCCCGGCGCGTGGTCCTTCGCCATCATGTCCGGCTTGTAGTAGGGCTGCGGCCGGCCAGCTGCCTCGAGCTCCGCCCTGAGCTCGTCGATCGTCGGACCACCGACGAGACCGGTCGGCTCGACGCGCTTCGCCGCCGCCGCGTCCATCTTCTCGAGCTTGTCACGCGCAACCGAGAGCGCGCCGGCGAGCTGCTCCGCCCGATGCCAGCCGCGCGGGTGCAGCATCGTGCCGTTGCCAAGGATGACTCGGCCGTCCTCGAGCTGGCGCGAGCCGAGCTCGAGCTGCTTGCGCTCACGGCGCAGCTTCTGCAACTGGTTCGAGAGCTTGTTGATGTCTTTGCGCAGGTCGGCGCTCGAGGCGCGCGAGCCCTGGATCTTCGCCGTCAGCTCTTCGATCGTCCGCTGCATCTCCTCGATCGACGGGATCGCCACGTCACCCGTCAGGTTCAGCGCCCCGACCTCGCTCCTCGCCTTGTCAGCGATATTGCCCATGTCGCCGGCCAGGTTGGCGAGCCGTTGCCACGCGGTCCGGTGCTTGATCGCGTCGAGGATCTGCGGACTGTCCGCAGGAAGAGCCTTCTCGAGCTGGCGGATCTGCTTGTTCAAGGCGTCGATCGAAGCCTGCACCTCCGCCTCGCGGCTCGAGGGCGGGATGATCTGCCCGATCCGGCGGCGCTGCGCCGCCGTCCAGTAGCCACGCAGCGGCACGTCCCCGGTCAGGTGAGCGACCGAGGGCTGTGGTTCGTGGATCTTCTGGACGCGGCCGACCGCTCGCTCAGTCAGGCCCTCGAGCCTTGTCGTGTAGGCGCGGTGCGCCTCGTGGCGCTGCCCGATCTTGCCGAGCTTCGCCGGCGTCGGCTCGACGAACTCCGCCCCCCTGATCCGACGCAGATGCCGCCAGACCGAGGTCGCGGCCGTCTCCGGGCTCAGGTTGCCGAGCCGCGTCTCGATCTCCTCACGCAGATCAGCGACAGCTCGACCTGCCTCGTTCGCCGCCAGCAGCCGATCGGACGGGTCGTCGAAGGCCTCGAGCACCTTCTCGTGCAGGATCAGCCGACGCGTGTCGCGGCCGACAGCGGTGTCCGGCAGCGCCCGCGCCCAGGCCTCGACATCCTTGCGCTGGAAGCCCATCGAGATCAGGTCCTCCGCCACCCGCTCGTACTTGTTGAGGCCGCGGAAGGCCTTCTGGTAGTCAGCGAAGACATCGTTCAGACGGTGCTTCAGGTAGGTGTCGCCGGCGAGCCGCTTGTCGGCTCTGGCAGCGCGCGCGAACTCCCCGACGATCGCCCGCTCCGGCCCGACGATGTTCTTCAGCAGTTTGTCGGTTGCGAGCATCCGCGCCGCCTGGGCTCCGCGACGAGGCAGCGTCCGCACGATCGTCGGTTCGCCGCCGTGGGAACCGTAGGCGGTGATCGTCTGCAGCGGCCCCTTGTAGCGGCCGGTCAGGACCGCCTCCGTCTTCAGCGCCCGCGCCTCGGCGGCGGTGATCTCGCCCGCCTTGATCCCCGCCTCGAGCGCCCGTGCCGTCAGAGGCACCGCCGCGAGCCTCGAGACGCCGCCGGTGGCGACGGCGAGCAGGTCGAAGATCGGCATCAGCGGGTGGGCGTGGAAGCGGCGGTAGAACTCGTGCACGTTGCCGTGGACGAGCGGGCTGTACTGGTAGGCCTCAGACTTCGCGAGCGGGACGACCGCCTGCTCCCAGAGCTTGCCGCCCTTGCGGCCGTGCAGATAGCGCCACTGGTCGCTGAAGAAGGCCTCGGGGAGCTTGATGGCCGCCTCGACGGTGGCCGGGATCGCGCCCCAGAGCGCGCCGCCGAGGTCACGCGCCAGGTTACCGCCGAGCGTGCCGTGGTGCGCAGCCGCTGCCACCACGGCCCCGGGGATGTAGCTCGACGAGGCCGGGTTGAGCGTGGAAGGTAGGCCGCTGCTGGGCGTCGACCTGCTTGGCGGGACGTAGTCGGAGGAGGCGGGGTTGTTACTGGCCACCAGGCTGTCCCGTGCTCATCAGGTAGGCCATCTGCTGGATCTGCGCCCGCACCGCCTCGCGCTTCGCTCCAAAGACGCGGGCGAGCGAGGCGACGTACTGGTCCATCGGCAGATCAGCGGAGCCGTCCATCTGCGACTGCAGGATCCCCCTGATCGCATCGTTCAGGCCGCTGCCGGGCACCTTGAACCTCTGCGCCACCTTGGTCGCGATCGCGGTCGGCGTCCCGTACTTGGCGTCCGTGATCTGCTTCACCTTCGCCGCCCAGGCCGGTGTCGCTGGGCCGAGCGCGTAGGCCTGACTGAGCGCCTGCATGTACGGCACCCTCGCCTTCTCGGTGCCCGCGATGTCCTTGCCGTAGGAGTCCTTCTTGGCCGGGATGTTCTTCCAGGCGTTCCCGACCAGGCTCGAGGCGCGGTTCACCCAGGTGCCCCAGGTGGCGGCGGAAGCGCCGCCGCGTGCGTCGAGACCGGCCTGCTTCAGCTTCGCCACGTCCATCCGGGCGGCGTTGTTCGTGATCACCGACCAGCGCCTCGTCGCGTCCTGCTGGTTCGCGATCTTGATCCTGAGATCGGCCGACTGGTTCGCCCGGGCGTTCTGGCCCTTGATGATCCACTGGGCGATGTTCTCGCGGCTCGCGATCGAGGCCGCCGACTCGGCCGCGTGCTCCTTCAGCGTCGCGCCGGCGATCGACTCCTTGCTCTTCAGGCCGGTCAGCGCCGTCTGGTTGGCGAGCCAGTTGGCGGTCGTGATCAGGCCGCCTGTCGTCGGGTCGCGCATCCAACCGCCGACCGGCTGCTTCGTCACCGGGTCGATGTGGGTGAGCGCGATCGTCTTCAAGCGCGCGTCGGCCCTCGCCGTCTGGGCCGCCGTCTTCGCCTTCGCCTGCGCGATCCCCCAGTTCGCCTTCGCCGTCTGCAAGGTCGCCAAGGTCGAGAGCGTGTTGATCCGGTCCTTGCGGTTCGCGTCGAGCGCCTCCTGGTAGAGCTCCGGCCGCTTCGCGGCGATCGCCGCTCGGTCAGCCTCACGCTGACGGAGCGCGTCGACGGCCTTCGTCTCGTAATCCTTCTCGATCCCGGCGACGCTGCCAGCTGCCGCCAGCGCATCCGCGTTCGCCTGCTGGACGGCGAGCCCCGCCTGCTCCCCAAGACTTCTAGCCGGCAGCGTCACGCCCGTGTACTGACTCGTCGACTGCAGACCGGGGATGTCGTAGCCGCCGACCTGGCCGAGCCCTCCCAGCGCCTGGGAAACCTGCGCGCGAGCTTGATCTGCGTACTGCTGCTCGTCTGCTGCCACAGCACCGGTCAGGCCGGTGCCGAGCGCGCCAAGCATCCCGGCCGCCTGGTTGTAGGCCTCCCCGACCGCAGGGGCCCCCTGCTGGCCGAGGTTGCCGAGCGCGAGCGCGAAGCCGGCAGCGCGGTTCTGCAGATCCTTGTACTGCTGCTGCTCGCGCGCGCTCGAGATGTTGAGCGCCCCCAAAGCCGCCTTGATCTGCGCGTCGGTCTGGGCCCGTGCCCGACCCGCCGCCCCTCCCGGCGTCAGCAATGAGGCCCTGGCCGAGGTGATCAACTGGTCGAACGGCGACGAGGCCTTCGTCGTCACCTTGCCGGTGCCGCCACCCGTCGCCTGACCGCTCGAGCCCGCGGCGGTGCCGCCGACGCCGGTCGAGCCGGTCGTCCCGAACGTGCCGCCGTAGGCCCACGAGGGCGGGTTGCCGAACGTGCCGCCGTAGGCCCAGGAGGGGCCGCTCGTGTCCGGGGTCGGGTCGTAGGTCGTCGCCGGCGCGTACGGGGTCTGGCCGGAGAGCAGCGACTTCGGGTACCAGTCGCTCAGGTTGAGCTTCGGGATCAGGGGAGGCATCTACTTCTTCTTCCTGACATGGTTGATCGCCTTGACAACAGCAGGCGCGGTAATCGAGCCGGTGAAGCCGCCCGCGCCGGTGCCCTTGTAAGCGGGAGGCGCGACTGTCGGGGGCGGGATGTAGCCGCCGCCGAGCCCGAAATCGCTCCAGCCCTCCTGCGGCTGCGTCGGCTCGACGCCCGCATCGCCGGTGTCGGTCGTGCCGCCGCCGCCACCGCCGCCTCGTCTCGTCACCGTCTCCGAGAAGCCGGCCTGCTGGGCGAGCCGCTGCGCCACGGCGGCACGGCTGGCGTTCAGAGCCTGCATCGCCCGGTCGACGCCCTGCGCGTAGGTGGAGCCATAGCCGAGCAGCGACCTGTTCAGCGCGTCGAGGCCCTGCTGCGCGTTCTGCTGGTACTGTTCCTGCAACGCCGTCGTGCCGGTCGCGAACGAGCCGGAGCGGCCCATCCCGGAGGCAGCGAGGATGTAAGGGAGGTCGTAGTTCGCCTGGTTGAGCGCCTTGTTCAACTGCGCCCTGGCGGATAACTGGTTGGCAGCCGCGGCATCCAGCGTTCCCTGGTCAACATCGCCGGCGTACTCGGAGAGACTGCCTGTCAGAGACGGCGTGTAGCCGGCGGCGATGATCGCCTGCCGGATCTGGTCGCGGCGCTGGTTGGCAAGTCCCTGCACTCCCACGTCGTAGGTCTGCTGGGCGGCGCGCGACATCGGGTCGCCGAGGATGTCCGACTCGTAGACCTGCATCGGCGTCCGCACCGTCGTGATCGTCTCGTCGCCACCGTCGCCCTGAGTAACGCCGCCGCCTTGGCCCTGGCCTTGGGCGGTGCCGCTGGGCAACGGACTCGTCCTGACGCTGGGCATCGTGTACGCGCCGGGGACCTTGTACGTCTCGCCGCCGTAGTTCCAACCCGCGCCGGTGTAGCCGACGGCGGGGGCGACAGTGATCGGTGCCGGCTTCGGCGGGATGTAGGGCTTGTAGGTCTGGCCGCCGTAGTTCCAGCCGGCTCCGGTGTAGCCGACAGGCTTGATCGCCATAGTTGTCCTCCTGGGCTACGCGACGATGATGAAATTGATCGTGATGAAGGCCGGCGTGTCGTTCGGAGCGCTTCCGCCGGGGCCGACGCCGATGCCGGTCCCACGACTATCGGTGGTACCAGTCGCGGTGTCACCGAATGTCCCGGCTGACGAGCCAGGGGTCGGGTAGGGGATGGTTCCGCCCTGCACGACATCGTTGGCCTGGGTGTGCTGGTGGCCTAGGTCGCGGACGGTGTGGTTGTGGCTCGTGCCGCGCTGGCCGAGCGGCAAGCCCTCGGTGTCACCGAGCGAGTCGTGCGCCGCGAGGTTGCCCCTGCCGACCGGGACACGCTCGCGCAGATCCGGGACGTTGAACTGCCCTGATGCCTCGGAGCCGCCGTACTGGTAGCCGATCGCGTTCCAGAGTCGCGTCTGCAGCGTCTTCGCGTAGCTCGCGCCGTCGCAGAGCAGTGAGCCGGTCGGGGCGGTCGAGCCGCCGTAGGGGAAGATCAGCCCAGCTGGCAGCGTTCCCAGCGTCCCCTGGCCCGCGCCGGTGATCCCGAGCGTCGACTGCAGACCCAGCACCGACGACATCGGCAAGCTCATGTCGGAGCTCTCCAGGTAGCCGACCAGCCACGCCTTGAAGGCGAGCGGGAAACTGAACGGGTCCGAGAACAGCCGCTGCACGAGGCCGTACTCCTGGTCCGATAGCGGCCGGTCGTCCTGCGCCCCGATCCTCGAGCTCGCGCCGCCGGCGCGGATCCCGATCTCCGTGCTAGACACGTGAGCGTTCCGAGCTGTGCGCCTCGAGCGCGATGTCGAAAACACGTGTGACGTTCGAGGGGTGGTTCTGCGTCACCTTGAAGGCGATCCCGTACGGGTACTTGCCGACCGGGACGCGGAACCGCTCGTACTTCGTCGTCGCCGGGTAGACGCCCGCCTGTGTGAACGCCACGTCTTGCGGCGAGAGGATGTAGCTGACCGTCAACAGATCCGGGGTCGCCGCGCGCGGCGTGCCGTTTGCGGGCGGTGCCTCACGTCCCTCGAGCGGCTCGCGCCAGCCGGCCGGCTCCGCGTCACGGGTCAAGGCTGACCCGTCACGCACGTCATAGGAGAGGTAGGCGAAACGGATCCGCTTACGACCCTCCGGGCCGAGCCGGTACCAGGGCGTCTCGAAGTTCGGCAGCACCGCGGTGCCGTTGTCGTCGACGATCGGCGCGACACCCAAAGCCGGAAAGAAGCAGGGCCCGACACGAGCGAGCCGGTTCGTGCCTTTGATCCCGGCCCAGA